GCTCGCAGACGCAGTGCATATCCGAAGCCATCAACTCCGAATATCCGTTCGATGCACTCCGGCTTCCCGGGTTCGACAAGCTGCACACCATGCTCGGACATGAACCTGCAACAGACAAGTGCTTGCCTACGCTGTCCTTCACCAAGTTCTTGAAGCAGTGCCGGATGCTGTACGACTATGTTCACCAGCGAGTCATTGTCTATGCTCCCGGTATCACATACGCCTATGTATTCTCGCTGAAGACAAATCAGTGGGGAATGATGTTCTCTAACATCGTCTCACACCTCAATTCATATCCGGATGCACTGGCCATGGACACTAAAAATGCTGTGCTAAACTTCTCGGTACCTATCACGAATACCGACAAGAGTATTCCCATAACGGATACCGTCAAGAGTCTGTACGTCACACGCCCTCTCAAGCTTGAAGCGGCAAACGTATTGAAGACTGTCGCCAGTGTCATACAGCGTGGACTGTTCCGCAAAGGGAACGTATCCACGGCCCTCTACGGTTCGCGCGACTTGCAGAACTGGCACCTTGTATGGTCAAGTAAAGACCATTACCTACAGGGCTTCCGTGGCTCTCCTTACAAGTATTTCCGAATTGCCGGTGTAGCCACACTCTCACCAGATGAAAACATCTACGGCGCGTCAGTCGAGTTCACACCTCGACAAACCAACAAGCCGAGATAAAGAAGATATTATTAGGTTTAGTTATTTATTAAGGTTAGATTGTTTTAGGTAACTATGAAAAGAGCCGGGATGCGTGATGCACCTCGGCTCTTGTCTTTATTATCCTAACCAATGTTGCCTGATACGCTTCCTCTCCATTCTTGAATGGATGGAGGTGCGTATTTCTTGCTCTGCCTCAGCAGCCTTGGCAAGCCACGTCTCCGACTTCGACGGATTAGTTATGCTTAGCCAGTCGGCCACGCCTCGGCACACAAGGTATTCATGTATCAGCCTTTCCACATAGGTCAGCGTGGTTTGCGAAATAGTGTTGGGCACACTCATGTTTATATGATATTGCTCCCTCTCCTTTAGCTTGTCGTCAAGACAGAGTTTGACGATTTCCTTCTTTGACCAAGGGTAAAGTATTTCCCGGCACATGGAGATACCCAAATCCAGCACTCTTGTCACCCGGTCCACATTGCCCTCCTCGCCAACGTCAGCCACCATGTGCTTGGCGTGCTCGGTTTCCGGGGCCATTACATGGCTCTCCACATAGGCATTGTTCTTGATGTCATAGAGCAGCTGTTCTCGCTCGAAGGTAAGCTTTACCTTTAGCTTCGCTCCCTCATTCTCTATGCAGCAGCTCATAAGCGTTCCTCCTTAGTCTGTTGGACGCTTCGGGCGGCTACGCTTGCTCACTGCCTGTTGGATGCTCAGCAAACTTCTCTGTGCAAGGGCGATGTACTGTTCAGCATCTGCCTTGTTTGTCACCATGTACCACTCGGCGATGGCGGAGTTCTTCAGGTAGTCGTGGATGGCCTCGCCCACACCGGTGGTTGCAGCCTCGTTGAAGTTGCTCGGCATTGTGAGGTTAAGCGTCAGATCTGTGCTGCCGTCATAGTGGCTGTTGTCTGTGCTTGTGCCGTCCTCGTTGAGGTAGTCCGACAATTCTGTCTTCACCTCGGCAAAGCCTTTCTTGATAGAGCGAAGTATCTTCTCGCGGTTTTCTTCGTCCTCAGAGGCAAACATGCTCGCCACCTCCTTGTGGTTGTCCTTGTTCTGGATAGTACGGCCACGCAAGAAGGTCTCGTTCATGATGTCGAAGAGAAGCCACGAAATTTTGATGGTTGCCGTCACGCTCTTCTTGGCACCTAATGTCTTTTCTTGTCCTTCCATGTCAATAAAATATTATTTGTTAGTCACTCGGACGGGTCGGTCTCTTGCGGCTGTATAGCAGACGTTCCGCACCGTCCATCATTTCTCCGGCTTGGTTGAAGTAGTCAGCGGCTTCGCCCTTGTTGGCCAGCTTGAACCACTGGGCGATGATTGAGGCAATGAAGAAGTTGCGAAGGGCCGACTGTACATTGTCCTTCATCCCTTTGTCAAACGACTTGCTCACCTCCAGCACGGCTTCGTAGCCTGTCCTCGTCGCAAGCGACGGAACAACGATGCTCTGTGCCTCCACATCTTTAGGTTGTTGTATGGGTGGAATAGGAGTTATCGTTACAAGTATCTGCTTCGTAGCTCCGCTCACGATCATCTCTTTCAGCCTCTCATTGGTGGCAAGCACCGACTCCTCCCAAAACCTGCCGAGATCTGAAAGGTCGCTGTCCGTGGCGAGGATGCGGTCTCGCGCTCCATCGTCGCCGTCTATCAGCTTCGCGCCTGTGTAGTCGGTAGCCTTTGCCACCTCTTCATACACGTCGTCCTTGAATATCTGTACGGTGATTGTCTCCATGTCAGAATGAAATTAGTGAATACGTTAGTCCGATGCCTATATATGGCTGCATACCTTGTTTGCCGAAGCCGTAACCTGCCGTCACACCGATATGCCATTTCTTAGGAGGCTGCTTAATCTTGCGCGTTACATACTCATGCTTGGGATATACATAGATGCTGTCAAGCTGCACGTCATATCCGCTCACCCATGCCGTATAGTCACTGCTTTTATACATCTTTTGGATGATGGGGATAGTAACCTCCGTACTGTCACGCACATCTGCCGCATCGTTTTGTGTACAGCTTTCTGCCGGTTGTGTGTCCGCACGGATAGATGGCTGCGCCTTGTCACTCTTGGGAAGGGTCACGGTCTTGTACGTCAACACCAAACTGTCCTTGGGTACTGGCTTATAGTAAGGTATGGTGTCAATCACAGTGTCACGCACCACATCTGCAGGTTCATGATCTTTGCTGTAGCCTCCGCAATGCACGATGCCCACCAGACAGACGATGCCAACAACCACACCTAACATTGCCCACAAAAAGCCTAAAATCTTCTTATCCATAATAGTCTTTGATAAATTCAACAATAGCGTTCACATGCACGGTTGTCACCTTCTCCTTGCCTTCCTCACTCAACAGCAGGTCAACGTCTTCTTTGTTGTCTTGGAAAAGGTTCTCCGTCAACACTGCAGGGCAGTTCGTGTCTCTACAGATAGCAAGGTTCTGGGCGATGTACTTGGCATAGGGCACACAACGGTTGCCTTTCAGTCCTTGAAGTATTGCTTCGTTCCAAAGATACTGCGCCAAGGCCTTGCTCTTTGCGGATGCGTTCATGCCCACATGGGAAGAAAAGCCTCGCGCCTCATGCCATTTGCCGTCGCCTCCTGCTGCATTGTTGTGGATCGAGACAAGCAGCACGTTCTTGGTGCCTACTTTCTTACAGATGTCGTTTACACGCTTGCAGCGTACAGACAGTGCAATGTCTTGCTCCTCTTCCACAACACGCTCTGCATTGTAGCCCATGCCGCGAAGCTCGTTCACAACTCGCGTTGCAATCTCTCTTGCATACGCATATTCACGCAACCTTTTGTCCGGGCTGCATTTGCCGGGGGTGTTCACCCCATGCCCATTGTCGATTAGAATTTTAATCATAATATATAATTTGCTTAGAAAGTTGTAGAAATCTGTATATAATTTTACGCAAAAGTTGTATTTATGCGTTCAACCTTTGGTAAAAGTCTGTCTTGATATTATCATACGCAAGTTTTATGTTAGTATAAGCACGAGCATTGTTTGCGCCATCTTCATTATAAATCTCACCTTCAACAATCTTCGCCACGTCCTCCACCCATTCCGAACTGCAAAACTCTGAAATGGATTTACCTCGATATGTGAAAGAGTCGAAGCGCGAGTTGCGGTCGTTGTGTATAACGAGCAACGACTTGCGTATCTTCGCTGCTGTCGCTTCGTGGTCTATGATGTGGTTTTCTTCTCTTACACGCTTGATAAGTCGGCACACCTGCTCAATGCTGAGGTCGAAAGCAAAACCTGTAAGGTTGCGGATGCGTAACAATGTCTCCGGACGAAGACCCTCTGATATGTCTTGCAGCATGTCGTTCTGCTTACGTGTCTCTTCGGCAAGGTTGTGCATACTGTCCTTCTGGTCTTGCATCATCTGTTCGATGATGCTCTTGAACCAACGGAAGAGGGCCACCATCATAGCTGCGGAAAGGAGAAGGAAAAAGGCTGCTGTTATTGCCATCATGCCATAGTCGCTAATACCTTTAGCCACCTGCGTAATTTGACTTACATCGTTCATTTCCCTGTCAGTGTTACTCTTATCAAGCGTCCTACAACTACTCCGGCCATCGTACAACCGAAGTCAACCCAATCCCATTTGCCGCCCCATAACTTGTCTTTAAGTTCCAAGGCTCCAGCTACACCAGCTCCGGCATACAGCGCACAGTAGGTATCATCAGCTCCCAAGCCGATGAGAACGCCGCCTACGATATGTCTGCCGCGGTTGCTGGATTTTAACCATGTAATAATCTTTTTCATTGCCATTATGATTTTATGTTCTTGGCAAATTTAGCGACTTAACCGGTGAGCGTCGTTTTAACTATTGTAGCACAAAAAAAGAGGAGCAAGATTTCTCCTGTTCCTCTTATTGATGATGTTGTGATTACATGTCAAACACGCTCCAATCTACATTGTCCTTCTCCTTCCATCCGTTCCTGATGGTTTCAAGAATGAAACATGCAGCAGCCTCGCTGAACTTCTTGAACTCGTCTCGCGTCTGGAAGGTATGATAGATTGGTGTAGCGTCGGCTTTCTCGTTGAGCTTCAACGTAAGTGGGAATGTAACACTTTCATTGTTCTCAATAGAGGCAAAGTTACGCTGCTTCTCGTCTGTGAGCCAAACCTTGATGCCCTCATACTCAAACTGATTAACAATCTTGTCTTTGGTCTCCGCGTCTATCGTAGCCCAAACAAGTTTCTTTATCTCGTCAAGCGTGGGCTTGTGCGTGAACGTATGACGGTATTCGTATGTACCGCTCTCTGTTTCATAAAGACCGAAATAGAGCAGCCATTTATTCTTGCCTACTCGTTGCAGTCCGTCCTGACGTTTGGTTGTGCCGTATATCTTTTCCATTGTCGCTATGATTTTGTTGAGGCAAAGATATAGTATGCAGCCCAATTCACGCTTTTATCTTTAGTGAGTCGCTTTATGTGAAGTTATACTTTCGCTTGCTGCCGTCAAACTGTTCGCACTTGATGACGGTCTCAAACGGAAAGCCATCCTCGATGTCGCTTATCTGATCAAGGATGCCTTTCATCTCGTCCGAAGCGGTGAAGAACTTGCCCCATTCCTGTGTCGCAGGGTTCTTGAACGACACTAAGTAGCGGTCTTCGCCAAACTTCGTGTCCAGTGTCTCGTAGTCGTGAATTTCTACCGGGATGTTCACGATGTCTCCCAAGCGTGTAACCTTGCCCGGAAAACGCTTCTTGCCGTCTGCAGGGGTATAGGTCACGCCCATTTCTGAAAATTTCTTCATGTTTCTACCTGTTAATGTATAATATAAATGCTGGCAGTCTGCATGACATGCCATTCCTTTGAACGAGCCTATAATTTGTTGTCTTCGCTTTCTTGATTTTATCTTGGCGAGTTTTCTCGCAGCGTTCACCTTTGTACGCTTGCGTATTCGTGAGTGGTCACCATAATCAATATATCCCAGTGCATCCATTCCTGCGCTCACTGGAGCTACCTTCTCGCTCGGCTTGATTATCAGATTGTAGGGTTTACTTAGTCTGTGCAGTGTATCCCTGTGTTTCCACAACTCTTTTTTGTCGTCTCCAAGTATGTATATGTCGTCACAAAAGCGGTTGTAGTTATCCTTTCCACACTCCTCTATCATGGCATGGTCAATGTCATTGTGATACAGGTTGCCGAAAAACTGTGAGGAGCGTAGTCCCTTACTGATGCCTTCGTTGCCATCCGGGTGCAATACCTTAACGAAGTCTATTAGTATGGGGAGTAATATCGGGTCGGCTATATACTGCTTGATGATGTCAATCATCTTGTCGTGCAGTATGTGGTCATAATAACCTTTATAGTCGCTTTGATAATAATATATAAGGTCGGGGTTCTCGGCTCTCACTTCCTGCATCTTGTGGAATAGTCCGTGTGGGCCGCGTCCTTCTATCGAAGCTGCCGTGTTTTCTATTAGCAATGGCGAAAGGTGTTTCTCCACAATCTCCATGATGGCATTGCAGCCTATACGTTTCACTACAGGAGGCGCTTGAACCATTCTTCTCTTCGGACCATCGTCCACCTCAAACGAAGACAGACGCTCAACACGAAATGTGCCATTGCCTATTTGTTCTTTCAGCTCGGCAATAATTTCTTTCTTGCGCTTCATATAGCGCACCATGCGTGGAGTACATTCCACACCATCTATAACAACCTTCTCCCTCCATTTTATTCCGCTTCGCGTGTCGGCGTTATGAAGGTTCGACATGACACGCTTGAACGAGCGTTCCATGTTTTCGTCCGAAATGATTTCCGGGATGAGGTTATATAAAGGAAAACAGATAGAAGTTGGTGCTTCTACCTGTCCTAATAAGTCTTCCTGTTGATTGACAGCCTTCCTGTCCTGTGGGGAGTTGATGCACTCCCCACATGTGGTTAATGTCGTGTTCCGGCTTTCCATAATTCGTTTATCATGCTGTTGCCGAGGCTCTAATCCCTCGGAGTTTGTTTGCGGCAATCCTCGTGCCACGTCAGAGTCCCCCGATTAAGTACCACTAAGAATTTCAGCCGACCGCCGTAGTTCGTGTTCGAGTTCGAAGAAGCGTTGTTCGCGTTCGCATAAGCGAGACCGCTGTTCGCATTCGAGTTGTTGCCAGACCGCAGAACACAGCGGCGCGTGGGATTTTCTGCCTTTTGTTTCTTGTTATACTATCGGACGCACAATGTCCACTTTCAATCCCAAAGCGTCAATGATGCGGAAAAACATTCCCACACCAGGTTCTATCACACCTTTCTCTATGCGTGATATGTAGGTCTTGTCCGTACCGACTTTCTTTGCGAGGTCTGATTGGGTCATGTGTTCCTGCTTTCGGGCATCATAGATAATCTGTCCCACGCAATAGTTGGTGGCTTCCTTTCTGAAAGCCTCTCTTTCCGCAGTTCCTACTGCTCCATACTTGGCGTCAAGAATGGCATCAAAACTGCTAATGTCATTTCTTTCCTGCATAATATTCCTTTTTAAGTTCAAGTGCTCTGTCTATCTCCTTGGAGGGTGTCTTCTGGGTTTTCTTCTGAAAGCCGTTGAAGAGCATCACGATGTTGCCCTCGTCGAAAATGAAGAACGCTCGATATATATTACCATTGTAGGAGGCTCTTATTTCATAGAGACCATCCTTTATGTACTTTACAAATTTCTCGCTCACTCTGTCCTGCATCTTCAGCACATCAAGCACATAGTCTATCTTCTTCTGTGCTCCTGCTTCCAAGGTGCGGTAGAACGTGAGGAAATAATCTTTGTAAACCAGTATTCTCCGTTCTGAGTTCATGGTGCAAAGGTAATACAAAAAGTTGATATATCATACAACTTTTGCTTTTATTTTGCAGAGCCTAAAAAAAATCTCGCTGACGCGAGATAAAAAGGGAGAGGGAGCAGCCTCCTTTCGTCGGCTCTCCCTCTGACGCTTTTTTCGTGCTTTCGCTTTCCGCTTAGTCAACAATCACGAATTTTCCGCGGAAGGCCAGCCGACCGCCGCAGCTCGTGTTCGAGTACGAAGAAGCGTTGTTCGCGTGCGCATAAGCGAGACCGCTGTGCGCATACGAGTAGCTGCCAGACCGCAGAACACAGCGGCCTCTACTGCCCGGGAACCATACTCCTGCTGCATAGTGTGTGGTGTATTTGCTGGTGTCAGTCTGATGCACCTTGCTCGGCAAGATGTCACACTTGGCACCATGCACCACTCTCACAACGCAGTTACCTCCGCTGTTCACACTCTGCACAGTTCGCTCCGTCTTCTTAATCGGGTCGAAGATGTGGAACACATAATCTACAGGATCTTCGTTCGTCTCCACGCAACGGTTCTTGTAGAACGTCTCGTAGCTCTTCACATTTCCTGCAATGTAGTCCATCCATTCACTGTCACAGCCCACATAGTGTTTGAGTCCCATGATTGAGTTCATGGAGTTGCCCACATACGATGTGTCCGCCATGCCGATGTCGTCACGACTGTTGAGTGTGCTGTCATGTGCACCATTGCCCACAACAGACTGCTCATCGGTCGTTCCATGGGTCGCCCACCACAGGTTACTGATTTCCTTGTGCTGCTCATAGTCTTGGAGTTGGTAGCCCTCTCCGCGCATGTGCGCACTATTCTGGAAATCCTTGGCTGTGTAGTGTATTGTCCCGGTCGGCATTTCGGTCGGGTTACCGTCTGTGTCGTATGCCCATTCTGCAGAGGTCTGTGAAGTGCCGTCACCTTTCTTCGAACGTACAGCACCTGATATGCTGCGAGGTCGTTTCAGTCCGTCAATAGTGATGGGGTATGTTCCCACAAGGCTGTCGTACTCACCAATGGTGTGCTCAGTCCATTCTGGTTCTATTGCTTCTATATGCTCGCTGTCAACAGCAAGACACTTTATGTCGCCAATGTCACGATACGAAGTGAAGTATATCCACTTGGCACCGTTTGGCACATCGCAGAACACATAGTTACCGATTGAGAAGTCGAAGTAAGCGTGACTCACCATCATAATGAACTTGTCCACGATCTTGCCGTTTGCATCCGTAAAGACGGCACCAAGACGAGCGTGGTTAAGTCCCGGCCATCTTACCTGCTTCATGCCCTCAACGTCCATACGGTAGACATTCGCATTGGCTGCTGTGGCAATAATATTATCGCCAACTGTCTCGCCAACTGTTGCCTCGTCAGCATACACGCCTGTATTTTCTGCATAGAGCAGCTCAGAAAGCAATGCCTCCTTGCGGTTGTTTACAGTCGATAACGGCTCTTTATCTGTAATTGAGTTAAAGTGATACTTTACTTGGTTCTTGTAGTCGTTCACGCCCTTGTACCAATAATGAGGCAAGTGGTGGAAGATGTCAAAGCCTTCACCTGCGCTGTCGCTCACATCTAAGCTCTCACCATTAGCAAGTTTATTGAAGTCTGCATCGCTCAATTGCACACCCTCCATCTGTTTCAGCTTGGAGTTGTACGTACACTTGTAAGCATGGGTGTCCTGCAATATCTTCAATGTGTGGCCGCTTGCCACAAAGCTCTTATCGTAATCGGCTCCTGTCTGGTTCTCGGGGTTGCTGTACTTCTCGCAGAAGTCACCGCTCACCACATCGTCTATCTTTATGACAGAGAATTGCGAATTTATAACTTCAAGGTTCGGGAAGTAACGCTTCAGCTCCGCAATCTCACTCTCCTCTGAAAGTAGGGTCAGGATCCATCTGCCTATCAGTCCGCTACACTGGCCGCTCTCGTCATAGTCTGCTCCGTTTGCGTCTATGCCTACGGCTCCATTGTTCTTGATGGCTCGCAGCAGCTCTACGCTTTCCGTAGCAGCAAGGCCGGCTATGCGTACACTCTTCAGCGCACTGGCCGTGGTTACCTCTCGCAGCAGCTTCATGGCATCTATCTTCGGGCTTCCGTCCAAAAACAGCTTCGTCACCTTAGCCATTCCGTCAATGGTCAAACCACCGGGGTAGGTCAGATTAGGAAGGTTCTTGAAGTACAGAGTCGTCATAGTACCGGGAAGGTGCAGCGTATCAATAGGTGAACTCTCTGCAAGTGTGATGGACTTCAACAGACTGCCTTCTGCCAACACCTTTCTTAGACGAGGACACAGCGAGGCGTTCACGTCGGTGATCATCGTGTTCCTGATGTCTATCTCTTCCAAGAAAGGCATCTGTCCTAAGTTCAGCGTGCTCAGAATGTCCGTGGTATAAGCTGGAGTATATCCTTCACCTCCAATGACAAGCTTGCGCAGTAAGGTGCACTCGCTAAGCATCCAGTTTGAATTCTTAGGAGAACAGCCGCTGATGTCAAGCTCGCTTATCTTGTCTGCGCCGAAGATGTATATGAGCTTGCCGCCTTCTCCTGCTGCAACCTCTGTAAAGGTGTGACTCTCACCTTCCTTTAGATAGCAACTGTACTTGGCTGACGAGGTGGAGTCCACGCCCATGGCGAAGTAACCATCCTGTGCTGCCGTTATCTTCACCGTGATGGGTCCCATAACACGGTCTTGGAAGAAATGGCGGAACAGATCACCAGTCTGGAAGTAGCCGTCTCTGTATGCGAAACGCTTGCGCTGGAAGGCTGGCAGACTCTCCAGTCGCAGACCATGCAAGGCAGGATAGTGGTTGTCGGCAGCGGTAGCTGTTTCTATATACTTGCGCTCTCCGTCAAACGAACTTACCACCTTTGGCCATTTCAAGATGCGGTCTATCATCCAGTAACGGTAGCAGCCGTCAGTAGAGAAAATTTCAAGGCCGGCCTTGGCCTTCGTAGCACGCATCTTTGCCGCCGTGTCATGAAGAGTCAGCGTCTCCGTGCCTGCATCATCAAGCCATACACCTTCGCCTCTGTCAAACAAGGCATAGCTCTGTTGGAACATTACGCCGTCCCATCCTTGATACAGATGGCTTGCTGCTCCGTCCATATCCCAAGGGATGGTTAGGTAGCAGTCGTTGTCCGCCTCGTCACATGAGTCTCCGTCATACCAATGGTTGAAGTAGTAACGCATTCTTCCGTCGGTCTCCAAGTAAACAGCAATCATCATGTTCTTGGCTCGCTGGTCCACGGTGGCTTTGTAGTCGCTCGCCACAACATAGCAGTGAGTTGAATGGGGAGAGTAATACTTGTGCATTTCCTGCTGCCATTTCTTTCTGCGGTTCTCCTTGGTACCGGCTACGGTTTTGCCACCAAGGGTAATGGTTGTGCTTGCACCGGCTCCGTTGAATACCTTTTCGCTGCCATCAGGGTTCTTGGCGGCGTTCTCTTCGGCATTGTCGGTCAAGTTCTGGTTACACTGCTGACAGAAGGCCAACTCTCTATACAGCTGGTACGGAACTTTCTTGCCCGACGCATACAGGGCGTTCAAATCGTCGTCGTCAGGGTAGCGCATTTCGTAATAAGTGCTCCACACTGGAACGTCACCATCGTCGGTGTGCAGCGTCTTTAGCATATCGTCCACACTGTTCACGCCCTGCTGCCAACAGAACTCTTGATATTGCCTGTACTCGTAGCACTCCACAGGGTTCAGAACGCGGCCTTGCACACTCCATTTCTTAGTGGCATTGTCATAAGTCATGGTGCCTGTGGTGTCCTTCCATGCTCCTCCTTTATACTGCACATACTTTCCGTCAGATGTCTTGTAGGCTGTTCCCCAGTCGTAGTTCTTAACATCGTCTGCCTGTACCTCGGAGAGTGTTTTGTCAAGCACATGACTGTCTTCCACGGCCACCTCACCTATCTCTGTCATGGTTCCGGTACCATCGTTCTCAATGAAGCGTGTTTCCGGACCACAGAACTCACTCAGCATATACAGCGTGCCCGGTATCAATGAGCTTGTGTCTGAAAGAACACTGGCCTTGTAGGTCTCAATGGTGGTATCTCTCGGAGCTACCATTTCCTTGAAGTCGCCATAGTTCACGCAACCGTAATTATATCCCTTAACGTCCTCAAAACCGAAGAAGTGGGGATTACCCTTGTCGGCATTGAAGTTTGCCTTCGAGTGGAAGTAGGCGTTCTCAGGAAGTGTAGCGGCCTGTGTCCCCTTGTCTTGACCTATGCGGTAGTCGGTACGGAAGAGGGCACACGTCACACCGTCAATGCTCGTATGCAGTTCTTCGCTCTTGTCGGTGTTGTGTCGCTGTGCAGGGGTCATATAGTCACTGCCAAGGGCTATCTGCGTGTCGTTCATAAGCTCCATCATGGCACAGTTGTTGGCACCAGCAGAGTCCGAGTAGTCAACCTTGATGGTAATGTTCTGTATAGGCGTACTGCCTTCCTTCACGCGGATCTTCTTTTTCTTCGCAAGAGCTGCTGCGTCGTCATACTTGGCAAGAATAGTCTCATCACCATTGTACATCTCACTAATCTGCTCTCTTGTGTAGAGCATTCTAATCCTCTTCGCCTTCTTACCCTTGCCCTTCTTATTCTTGACACCGTAGGCAAGTGTCGAAGTTCCTTGGTTTGTCGTCGGGATGGCTTCAATAACGCAGTTTGCCCACGGACGGTCGGGGAAATAAATATACCAGTCCATCAAAACGGACGTTTTTTTGTCCCTCAAACCTTCGATGTAGTCAGGATAATATATCTCGCTGTCCGTTACCGCGCCACCGTCTTTGCTAAGGTTCTTGTCCGAAGTGCGCGTCATTGCCACAACCATGATACCGCGGTCTAACAACTTTTGCATATCGGGGCGTGGTTTCGTCGTGCCCTCAGCTGTAACATCGCTCATAACTTGGTTCTGCTCATACTCGGTCAGCATGGCAGTCGTGTCTGTGAGGTTCACGATGTAGTTGTTGAATGCTTGGATGAAGTCATAGTAGGTGTTCCAGCGTACCACCTCGTATAGGTAGAGGTCGGCATCTGTACCGTCGAAGTGTATCATGTCCGCAATGTTAGGGAAGCCGTTGACGGTGCTGATGGGAACACACGCTGCAGCATCACCGTTTTGGAACACCTTGCACAGCATCACACCGCTATAGGGTGCTCTGGCTTGTGGCTCTATCACAATGTCTATGCGATATACGGTGTCGTCAAGGTAGGAGGTGGCGGCGGTTGTCTGAACGTCTTTCAAAGCCTCATCGCTATCACCTGCGGTGGTCACAATGAATTTCTCTCCAGTAAGCACAAAACCCAATCGCTCGCCCATACACCACATAATCTTTGCATTACGTTTGGCAATGTTCTTAACCTTGAATGTAAAGCTTAGTGCCATACCGTTGGTGGGTATGTCCTTGCTTGCCAATGGTGTGTCGCTACATGCTGCCGTCACATTCTCAGCCACACGTAGTGCCATTCTGCCGTCTGCTTTTTCTGTACCGAAGTTGTCTGCGACAAAACCGTTGCTCGACCAGTTGCTGCCGTTTACCTTCACTTCCACCATGCTGCCGTCTGAGCAGGTGGCTTTGATACTCTTGTCGATGTCGTCGTTACTTCTGCCGGCAAAGTTCAATTTGTAGTATGCGCCTTCGGTCTCACTGATGGCAAGCATACTGCCGTCAATAACAACTTTTAGTTGCTCCGCCAGATGTACCTCGCCACACGTTGCGTCGAAGATCAATGTGTCACCGTCGTTATACCCCACAATACGTTTCTCTATCGTGTAGTAACTGCTGCGGTTCATAACCTTGTTGGCAATCGTTTCTGTCTCGTCAGCGGTCTCGTTCTTCACCTTCACCTCTACATTTGGGTTGGCGTTGTCTCGCTGATAACAGGCGATGTCAAAACTGACGGTCTTGAAAAGCTTTGTCTTGCCATCGCTGTCGTCGTACCATCGTGCCACAATGATAGGCTTCGTGTAGTCGCTCACGCTCTCGCGCTGCTCTATCACCATAACTGCGGTATGAAGCGTGTTACCTTCCAGTCCTGATGCTACGTCCTGCCCTTGTATGCGCAGAGGATATGCGCCGTGGCCCATGCCTTGTGGGTCGATGGTCACGTTATGGGTGTAGGTGTCCTTAACCAATACACTCTCCAGCGTCTCCCAAACGCCGTTGCGGTATATCTCTATCTTCGTCTGGATACCCTTGTCTGAGGCATTGTTTGGGAAACGATACATGGGGATACTTACCTTCTGACCGCCAACCTGCAATGTGGTGCTCTTCGTATAGCTCAGTGTCTGGCTGCTCTCTACGGTCACATCAACGGCTATCATTTCCACGTTTCTCGTGGCTGTCTTGCCGGTGGCATCGGTGGCTACGGCTTGCAGCTCTACGCTGCCAGCACTGGCTGCAATGGTGCTTAGGTCAAACTCGAAGGTGTACGACTTCAACGAGGAACTGCTTGCCTGATTGGGCTTGAATGAGGCTACGGTGGTCTTGGTCGTGCGATTGATAAACACCACACTCTGTATCTTGTTGTCCTGCGATGATCCATCGGATAGCTGGGTCACACTGCGGATGGCGGCTTTCAGTATGGCTGTACCTCCTGCACGGACATAGAAGGGGTCGTTCTCAAAGTTGATGGCAAGTGTAGTTCCACCGCCACCTCCAGTACCGGTGCCCACACTGAACTGGGCTTCAGACAGGGTGTCGCCAGCCTTGTTTTTTAGCTTCAGTGATACGCTGCCTTCTTCCTCTGTAGCCTCTATCTCCGTTGGCACAACCTTATACGCTCCTCCTGTAGAGAAAGCGTCTGTACCGCCAGCTTCCATCGTGTCGCTCGCCACAAGTTTACTGCCGCCGCCGAAGTCCTGCCAAAGCCCGGCCTCGTAGAAGTCCGCGATGGAGTCGCCCTGATACTGTTTGGTCTCTACCTTATTGGCTTCCGTCGTGTAACTTATCACCAAACCGCGCTTCTGATAGTTCACACTTGTTGTCTCTTGATAGGTTTTCAGAGCTGCAAGTGCGGTGCCAAGGGTGTAGAAGCCTGTAGGTAGAGGGGCTATGATGTCAATGTCTATCATCGACTCTGAACCCTGTACCATCGAGCCGAAGTCTTTCCAGTTCTCTGTGTCGTACCAGTTATTATCTTCCGTATTGGCTCCGATATACTGGTAAGTCTTCCAAGTGCCTTTCTTCAATGCGAAGGTTATCATCAGGCCTACTGCAGCCTTGCCATTTTCCTTCGCTGCGTGAACAGCTGAATTGGCCGTATCGTCGGTATCACACAACACATAGTAGTGTCCTCCCTGCTCCACCGTCGGGTTGTAAATGCTGGCAGAGCTGCCGCTGCCACCAATTCTCTGCATCTTCTTGTCAACGATACGGAACAACTCGTCTGCACAACAATAGATATGGTCCGCACGTCCTACGCTGTCGGTGTTATACATTTCTTCCGGATAACCGTATGTCTCTGTACTAACACCTCCGAACTTACGGAAGCACCACTCTCCTTCGTAGTCCAAACTTGGAGCATACCACAAACCACGACTCGGTGCCTTGCCGGTACCGTCCCACACTCCATCAAAGCGAAGAATGTTTATACCCTCAATGCGTATGTTCGCTGTCTGGAGTGTGCTATTTAGCTCGGCTCCCTCGTCACCGGGATATGCAGTGCCACTGGTATGGCCCAATGCCAAGTCCGAACCTATTGCAACAAGCGTGCTGCCTCCCCAACGATAAGTCTTGTTGGCTGTAACGTCTATGTAAATCTTGCCGCTGTGTGGCACACGGCCTTTCATAGTGCCCTCACCGTAAAGGTCACCGTCTATCCAGTTGTTGTAGTAAGTGATGGTCGGGCGCAAGTCACCTTCCGTTTTCGATGGCTGCGTATATTTCAGCACAAAAGCCCCAGCGTCTTTGCTGAAGACAACGCTACAGTTCTCGTCCGTTGAGTATTTGTTTAACGACATCATCTGCGAAGTAATGTCATTGAAGCTTCCGTTGAACTCAAGCACGTCGTCCACATAGTCGGGCAGATACTGCGAAGGTATCTGGTTCTGTTCGTCCAACGGCGCAAGTCCGTTGGGCTGTCCTTTGGTGTTCTTGAATGATGTGAGGTCTTTCTGCACACCGCTGATGCTGCTCGCAAGTTCAGTCTTGTTGTCGCTTACAGTCTTCTTCAGTGTGTTGATGTCGCTCTGAGCTGTGCCCATCTTTGTGTTGAGGGTGTTGATGCTCTCGCCTTGCGTGGTCTGTGTAGAACGTAGGCTGCGCACGTCTTCCTTGTTCTGGTTAACGTCCACCTTCACGGCTTCGAGGTCGGCTGTCATTCCCTCCACGGCTTCCATGTACTCGGTGCTATCAACCGTAGGATTACCCTTCAGCAGCGGATTACCGTTGCTGTCAACTTGCGCTACCCATGTACCACCGTCAGCTACATAGAGCTGGCCAAGATGATCTGACGCTGCACTGCCTTCTACGGTCACCAACGCCCACCATCCTTCATGAGGATTAGGGTAAGCCTCGCGTAGCTGTGCCGCCGTTTTGAACAGGCCTTTGTTCGGGCCTTTTATGTTCTTGGCTTCAAGCCAGCCGTCAACGGTCAGATTGTGGCCGACCTTTGCCGAACCGCGTATGGTGGCCTTGCCGCCGATGTTAACGTCACGACCAACCGCAACGTCACCATCTATCTGTTTTGTTGGTATTGAACTCATTATTCAAAAATGCTTTTTGCCAAGGTGTTCATTGCGGCTGCTTGCTCGCTCGCACCATAGGCGGTTAATACTAATGCAGCCGTAGTATAGACCACGGCTGTGTAACAACGCTCGCTGATGTCTATGCCGTCCTCCTCGTCTATGCTCGGATAAGGAATGTATGAGGCACGTTTCACGTAGGCTTCCTCACTGTTGCAACTGTAGAACTCCAACACCTTGCCCTCGGCACGGTTCACTACGGCACACACCGGCTTCTGGACATTGCCACGAATACCCTTGTATCTTGACGATTGCAGGTCATACAATGGGTCGTCTGCTGATATGGCCATATAGCAGGTGCGTTCCCAGTCGCTCATGCGAAAGGCAACAAGACGCATGAAATCATCGGGCAGCAGAGTCCAACCGCTTCCGTTCTCCTCCCAGTAGATGGCATCACCAAATACGTGACCTTCTTCCAAGTAGTGAACGGGAGCGGACGACTCTACACGCCGAACGGCTTCCACTATCTTTGAGCGGATGATGTCATTCAACGATAAGGTGTCAATGTCCTCATCGCTGATGAGCTGCTCGCTTGTCTTGTTCTCGTCAATGGCAATGCGCACGTCACGCTCCACGACTTCGATTTTGTACACCATACCGTCGCTGTGATTACTCGGTTACAAAAATGATTTTAACTCCGTTTGCCTCACCAATGGCTACGATGTCAGCACGGTTCTTCATCGTACCACTCTTCACGCCAAAGGTCTTCGTGAGATAGTCCTTGGCTTCCTGATTGGTACTGAACTCAACTTCTGTAAGGCCGTCTTCGTTATCGCTCTCGCTAAGCTCGGCTGCATCTTCTTCTGTAGATGGAACCTCGTTTTCGATAGGTTCAATGTCAACTTCGGGAGCAGGTGAGTCCGCACTTGCAGACTCGGCCTCATCAGCATCTACTGCATTGGTTTCCTCAGTCGGCTCGTCCGCTATGTCTTGGGGTTCTTCAACCTTGGCAGCTGTTGCCGTCACTGGCTTTGCCTCTGCCGGGGATGGTGCTTGCTGCGTGCTTGGCTTGGCAGGATTACGCTCAATGCGTACCTCCTCGTCAAGTTCAATGGTGTCCACCACCGTAATGCGTCCGCGCTTAAACTCACTACTGTTTTCAATAGCGTGCTGCACAAGGAAGTCGCTTGTCGTGTACTTCGCAGGGTTTTGTCCGATGGCGGTCATTGAGCCGTCAGTGAACAATACTTTGAGCGTGGCTCTGCCTATCTTGATGATAGATTGATATTCCATCATGCCGTGCACTCCGTAGGTTATTCTCTTCTTTTTCATTGTCATTGAATGATGATAATAATAAAGGCGGACGGCATTGCTACCTATCCGCCTCTATTTGGTTGATGATTGGTTTAATTAAAACTTCTGATTACTCGGTTGCCATAACCTCACCTGCATACTCAATCCATGCCTCGCTCTTATACTGCCACATCTGACCGCTAACGGCCTCGGCATTGATGCCCGGACAATCCTGCAACAGGTAGTACACACCTCCCTCAACTGGTGATGTAGGTGCTTCCGCGCTGTCCCACAGATGGATCTGCACAGCTGTGCTGTTCTCGCTGTCACCCTCACCGTTAATCCAGATATGGCACGAGCCTTTGAGTGCAAGTGCATCCCACACAAGGATTGCCTCGCGTGTTGCCTCCTCGCCCTCAACACGGTCTTTCGACGAGTGCTCTGCCGAATACTGGTAGTGCACAAGACGGTCAGGCGCAACGATAAATGCAGAATTGCTCCACTTCAAACGGTCAAGGGTTGGATCGTGCTTGAACTCGATGTCACCAAACACGGTGTGGAAATTGGTCACCACCCAGCCTACAGGGTTGGTCTTGGTAGTAATTTGAATTTCAGGGTGCTTCGAGTAGTCGATGCACTGGATATTCTCCAAGAAGTTCTTGCCAGCAAGGGCAATAACACTCTTGGGTACGTCCTCGCCTGTAAAGACCATCTTCGCCAAAGCGATGATTTCCTCAATTGTCCACTTGCCAGTGTGATTGAGTTCCTTCTTCACTTGGTAGCGCACACCTTCGGTGAAGTAGATGGTCTGTGCACCGACCTCGGGGGTCTGAACAGTCATCTTGCCTTTACGACCTGCATAGAGAGTACGGTTGCCGCGCACCTTGAAGTTGGTAATGGCGGCTTCTGCAATCACGGCCTTGCCGAACGGAATTTTCTTCTTCTGCGCTTCGTAGTAGTCAGATACAATCTGGTTCATGCCGCGCTTCTGAAGATAAACCATCTGTGCTTGTGGCACGATGAGGTCGGGGTCAACTTTCTTCTGTGTCTCGTAGAGAGCATTGGAAAGAATGATGAGTGTTGAACCGGCTGGAATTTCCGGAGTGGTACAGCTCTCATCGGTCGTGTTTGCCTTCGGACCGTTTACGGCTCTCACAATCGGGTTGTTCGTGGTTGGGTCTTGTCCGGTTACGAATAGCATGAGGTCTTTGCCCGGAGTCTTTGTCTTGCCGTCTGCGGCATAACCGTCCACACCCTTTACAAGCAGGGTGCCGTAAGGTCTTGGGATTTCGGCATCGTTGGCGAGCAACGGAAGCACGAACTGCTTGGCTGTTCCTGCCGTTACCTTAGTTGTCGAGGTCACACTGGAACGTGGCTCGTCAATCATGTAGTGTTCCACTTCGGGTGAGTTCACCTTTACCTTACGCGCATTCAGCATGAGCTGCATAAGCGGTGTGTCGTCACTCTTGAACTTGTAGAGTTCTTGGTCGAGGTCACTCTGAATGAGGTTACCCGGACCGACTCCGCCAGACGCTCCTGCCACTCCGCTGACGGTAGTGGGTGCTCCCGGCACTTGAGTCTGCACACCGGCTGTTCCGGGTGCAGGGGTGGTGGTTGTAGTGCCACCTACTGGTACGTTTTCTCCGTCCATGTCTTAAAATTTTAATTTGTGAATAATGTTATTTGCTATCGGTCTGTGCGAGGTTGCCGGGGGCTATACCGCCTGTCGCGCTCGCGAGATTGCTTACTGATGCCATTGCGCCCGGCACTTGGGTTCTCAACCCTGCACTCCCGGTCGTTGGCTTTACTTTCTTGCCCTCTGGAGGAAACTTTACGACTTCTCCTTTCATGGCTACATGGCTTCGTTGGCAATGTCAAAGATGCTTTGTGATTTCTGTTTGCCGGGCGCACCGCCATTCTTGCCGTTCAGTGGTGCAGTGCCGTCGCCTTTGTCTCGCTTGCGCAAGCCTTCCACAATTTTGTCATTGCGTCCGGCAACACGTCCCTCTTCACTTGCTGAGGCTACATCGCTGTCATGGTTGATGGCATTCACGAACATTGCAAGAGTCTCTTTCGAGAACTTGCCCATTACACCGTCACGAACCACGGTCAAAACGGCATCAACTACAGCGTCAATCTGTTCGTCGCCCATGCCACGCTCTTCTTGGAACTGACGAAGGGTTTCAAGACTCGCGTCCATGTTCTTCTCGTATTCCTCGTCAAGCTGTCTCGACTTTGCAACACGCTCCACATAGTCCTTGTTGGCTTCGGCAATCTTCTCCTGCATTTCGGGATTGTCAAGTACGTCCTGTATTTCTATGCCGAAGTTTTTTACAAGCCCGACGTAGGGGTCGTTACCATTGTGCATATCAGCAAGGAACTGTGCACTTCTCGGGTCAGCGGCAAACATGTCGGACATGGCCTTTTCCCTGTCCTTGTAGCCGCTAAGATCCTGCTCGTATTGGTCGTAATCGTCGTAAATCTGACCGTAAATCTCCTCATCATCCTCGAACTTCTTGTCGGGATATTTCTTTCGCAGCCGTTCCAACTGTTGGTCGCGTCTGCTCTTAACTCCGTTGTTATCAGCCATTATCTTCAAAATCTTTAGAATGTGTCATATCATTTGCAAAAATACCTATATAAGATGTGGACTGACTTTTAACTTTTGTGACCTCGTTTCTGTAACTTTGAGGAAACAATCGGGCACTTTTATGAAATACTTTGGCAGCATTCTTGAATTTACACGCGAACGTAATAACGACCTCATGAGGGCATATCGGGAGAAACTCGCAGAGGCATCCATCATCGTGATGCCGGTCATCTTCGAACTTGTCGCTCAGTCTCCGGCTTCTCGCTTTTGGGTGAGCGAGGAGAGGGCTGCTATTGTCATTTCAGCAATGGCAGCTGGAAAACCGATGCCAAGGATGAGGAGCAACAAGCGTGAAATGTTTGAGGAGATTTACCGAAGGTTCGTTATACTACGTGAGAAACAGCCCGACAAATCGGTGTACGAACTTGTGACGAAAATAGTAAATCAACCTGCACCGAAATTCTATCTCACGCCTCGTACAGTGGGCGAATTTATTTACCGAATAAAAAATGGATGGTATGACAACCAATATGATAGATACAGAGATTGCACGCTTACTCGCTGAAAACGACCGTCGAAATGAGGTAATGTTCGCTCACTTCGACCCGGTCACGGGTGAAGGGTCCATAGGGGAACGTGTGCGAGTTTGTATCTCTGACTTTGCCATACCCGTCCAATGGCTCCCTGTAGAGATGATGAAAATACAAATGGTGAAGAAACTTGTCAAGGCTGGGTCTATCGACAAGTTTCTTTCGTCTGTTCTCCATGTTGAGCCAAACGATGATGATTACATCAAGGTCTCGCGTAAGCTCATAAGGCTACGCTTCAAACACGACTTTCCTTTCTGGGCGGCTACGCTCGTCTATATCCACAACAAGAAGGCTGGTAAGGACGTGTTGTTCCGGCTTTACTATCCGCAGCGTATTTTGGTGTCTCGTTTTGAGGCGAAGAGAAAAGCTCGTCTCCCTATACGACTAATATTGTTGAAGGCTCGTCAGTGGGGTGGTTCTACTACAACACAGCTCTACATGGCATGGCTTCAGTTCAACCATCGAAAGGGACTAAATTCACTTATCATTGCACATCAAGGAGCGGCTTCTGACGAAATCAAGGATATGTTCGACCTCATGATTGACAGATACCCGGTAGAGTTCCTGCATAAACTGGGTGAGGCATATTCCGAGAACGAGCCGAAGTTGGTTGGTGTAGGTAAGTCTGGCTCCACTCATCGCGTACCACAACGCAATTGCAAGATTAAGGTTGGCACTGCTGAGCGTCCTAATGGATGCCGTGGCGGTGCCTATTCTCTTGTGCATTTGTCAGAGGTCGGTTTGTGGCAAAAGACAGAAGGTAAGTCACCGCAGGACATCGTGCGTTCGGCATGTTCCGGTATTCTTTTGGAACCATTCACGATGATCGTAATGGAGAGTACACCGAATGGAACAGGAAACTTCTTCCACACAGAATATACGGCTGCTGCAGATCCTACAATCAAATCACAATATGAAGCTCTTTTTATATCGTGGTTTCAGATTGAGCAGTATTCCAAGCAGTTTGCTTCGGCTGACGAAATGCGTGAATTTGCACAATGGCTGTACGAAAATAGAGAGAATGCCTATGTGCCGTCAAATCGTGAGGAGTCCGGACGCTACCTTTGGTCGTTATGGGAGAAAGGGGCTACACTGGAGGCTATCAACTGGTACATAGAGGAGCGTGCAGGTAAGGACGACTTTGCTGTAATGGCTTCCGAGTTCCCTTCTGATGATGTGGAGGCTTTCGTTCATTCTGGTTCTATGGTGTTCGACAAATACCGTGTCAAGAAGTTCGAGCGGTTCTGCAAGCAGCCTCAGTATATCGGTGAGGTATATGCTGATGGAGACGAAGGAGAGGATGCACTTTCCAATCTCCGTTTCCGTGCAGACAGACAAGGATTGCTTTCTATATGGGCAATGCCGGAAACATTCGAAGGCTACAAAGTTGTCAACCGTTATCTTACCGTTGTCGATGTGGGTGGGCGTTCCAATAAAGCTGACTGGTCTGTTATTGTGGTATTCGACAGGCTTAGTATGATTGATGGTAGCGAGCCGCCGTCTGTGGTGGCTCAGTGGTACGGACATTGCGACATAGACCAACTCGCTTGGCGTGCAGCACAGATAGCGGCGTTCTACGACAATTCTCTTCTGGTCATTGAGTCTAACACGTTGGAGACTCACGACAAGGAGCGTCAGGTGGAAGGTGGCGACCAGTCGCAATATATACTCAATCAGATTTCAGACATATACCCGAACTTGTATGCACGCAAGCAGTCGGAGGATGAAATAAGGGAGGGCGCACCGCGTAAATATGGCTTCCATACCAATGTGTCAACAAAGCCGATGATTATCTCTACCCTCATCAAGGTGGTACGCGACCGGCTCTATATCGAGCGCGACAAACGCTGTCTGGATGAATACAACACCTATGAGCGAAAACAGAACGGTGCGTATGGTGCTATTACTGGCAAGCATGACGACTTGCTTATGACACGTGCAATAGGTCTGCATATCTGCTTCATGGAAATGGATATGCCTGAATGGGTGCCTATTGTTAACCTTACACTTAGAAAAGACAGAAGCCCCGTTTCCGAGGCTTCCATCTGATAGTTTTATTAAGACGCTTGTAGCATCTGCTGTGCCTGTTGCATGGCAGATGCGTTTGCGTTTTGCTGAACCTGCTGCGCAAGTTCCGGAGAAATGCCGTCCGGCACCTTGCCTTGTTCCAGCTGTTCCCTTTGTGACTTGATGCTCTGCAGCAACTCGTCGGCAAATGGAAAGTCGCCGTGTTCCAACAGCTGCTCCACGCTGATAGCGTTCTTTTCCCACAACTGCATAAGCATGTTGTTGGTTAGAGCGCGGTATGCTGGGGTTGCTGTGCTCTCCACAATCGAAAGGTCAAACTCTACGTCGCGTATCTTCTTCGGGTCGTACTCCACAATGGTAGAGTTCTTTCCTGCAATGTTGAATACACGTGGCGTGTCGTAAAACTGCTGAATGTTCTTCACGTCCTTATACGCACCTTCTTTTACGAAAGAAGAGAACGTGTCGAGCAAGTCAAGCAGAGACGTTGAGGCGTTCTGTGCCTGTTGATTGTACAGACTGGCCGACATACCCGAATAACCGGGCTTGCCTTGCAATGCGCCGTTAACGCCGGATATGTCTTCGAAGAACTTCAACTGCATGCTCAGCAACTCTGAGATACCTATCTGTGTGCAGTTGTTGGCTATCTGCTGAGGCAATGGCGTTCCGGCCTTCGGTGTCCTGATCATGATGATGCCGTTGAAGCGTGCCCATTCGTCGGCAACGTCGTCCATTGACATTCCCTTCGGTAAGCAGTCTTCCGGGAACAACAACACACCTTTTGCCGAAGCTCGCATAATCCAGTCGTACATCGTAATCAAACGGTTTGTGTATCGCTGCTGGTCTATTACATTGCTGACAAAGCTATGTATCTCACCGTCGATGAACGGATATGCTTTGAACACATACGGATGGCTCTTGTGCTCGTATGGGGTTTCGCCTTCTTCCAGAATGTCACCAAACGGAGTGAGCATGTAATAATACCAGTAGCTATCCATAAACCACTCCCAACGGATAAGCGGCACATCGCTCTCGTCCATACCAAGCTCACGGGCCTCTTGTAAACGCTTGTTGTTTTCGTCTGTTACAAGGGCTTGGAAATCCTCAATGTCTATCTTGAACACATCGCCGTTGTTTACGTCATGGCAGCGGACACGTGGTTTGCTTTCCTTCCTCCACACTTCTATTACACGACAACGTGTCACATCATACGGAACAAAAAAATCAAAGTTGCCCTGCAAAGGATGGCCAAAATGATTAAACGTAGCACTGAGATACGATTTGTCTTTGGCAAACTTGTATATCTCGGCCAGACGGTTGTAATCGTTTCCGTCCTTGGCAAAGCGTCCGCACAGTTCCTCAAACGATATGTCATGCACCTCGCCCACACAACTGCAATCCCAACCTCGAAAATCCCTCATGTTGTTATCGATGAAGAAGTTGTTGGGCTGTACATAGTCGGTCCAACAGTCCAGCTTGTTTTCTCGCCAGCCATACCACTTACGCTGCACGACAAAGCCCGATATAAGGAACTCCTCCATACATCGTGCGTTTATTTCTGTCATGCGGTTCAGCTGCATGTTGCATTGCAACACGGTACTCATCGTCTCGCCATAACGCTGCTCATCGCGGTCTCGTGCCGTACAAGTGGGTTCTTTGGATTGACTGCGGTATATACCAAGTACAGCTTGTACCATACGGCGAATGAGGTTGTTCTTCAAGGGTACATTACCTTGCTTCTTGATGAGTTCCTCTTCGCGTATTTTTCGACCATTCACACAAACGTAGTCATCCCACTGCCGTCCGTAGGTGTAGTTCTTGTTACGTTCACGGTCTCTGCGGAACGTATCCATAGCAAGCCAATACTGCTGGGCTTGCCACAATACCTCAAATGCACGGTTACCGCCCAACGTGTGCTTGGCTGTAGCTACGCTGTCCATTCCTTCATGAGGCATTACAGCACTCGCCTTATGTAATTTTCTTCTTGCCATATTTTTATAATTTGGGACGGTGCAAAGGTAATTCCTTGCACCGTCCTTTGTTGTTTAACTATTGTTGCTTCAATCTGCCGATGTCTTCAAGCATCTTCGCACGTGTACTGAACATCGTGCTGACAATCGAGTCTCGTTCCTCAGCGCTCTTGCAGCGTAGATACTTCGACGTGAGTTCATTCATGTCATGCTTGTATCGCTTCAAGCGCATGTGCTGGCGCATGTCGTTCGACTGGCGTAGCTGCTTCATTCCCTCGCGGTAGGCTGCACGGTCCGTCTTCTTTATCTTCGACAATGCGGTCTCTTGCTTGGCAATAGCATCGTAATCACTGAGCAACTGTTTGGTTTCCTCGGTTTCCATTCTGCTGTTCAACTTCTCTTTGGCTTTCGTAAGCACTCGGTTCTGCTGGGCAGTCATTACGGAGTCGCGAGCTTCATCAGTGTACGCCCATCCGGTTAACGGTGCGCCTCTGTGCATCTTATATCGGGCATATCGCTCGGCTATCTCTGCTGGGGTCATGCCTTGCGCCTCTGCTGCCGTTGCGTTAAGCTCGTCAAAGTAAATCTTGTCGATCTGACTTTGTGGGCAGTTGATGATGCGCGTGATAAGCAGGGCACACTCGCGAGAGGTGTTTGCGTCGTCACCACAGTAGTCCATGATGGCAACCACTGCATCTGTCAGCGATTGAGGATTGACACCTATACCAGACTGAACCATCAAGTTGGTCACGTCGTTCATGGCGGCAACTTTGTCTTTGTTCCATTTGTTTACAATGTTCTGCAAGTCTGAACTAAGAGGCATATCCTTTGAAGCGGAGAATAGGTTCAAACCTTCGCCTTTAGCAAAGCCATTACCTACAGCACTCATCACGTCACCTCCAGTCAAGCCTTCTATACTGCCGAACATGGTATGGCAGAAGATGTCATGCCACATGTCGCTCTTCTCGTCCTTGTCGTCACCTAAGAGGAGATAGGGCAGATAGGCTCCCAAGTTCCAAGCAAACTGCAACAGATAGCCGAACACGCCTACGCGGACTATATCACGCATCAGGCTTCTTCTATACTCGCTCTTGGCGTTCTGGTCGGCCTTGTCGGGGTCTATGCCGTCTCTGCGCATCTGCTTGGCAAGATACTCCTCTGTGAGTCCTTTGTAACCGGGTTCAAAACGGTGTTTGAGGTTACGGAGTGCATCATACAGCTGACGTGTGTACGACATCGAAGAGTTTCTGAACACAGTGAACAGAACGCTCAACCATGAACGGTCGGTCTGCATCGTAGAGAGGAACGCGCTTTCACTCGACTGCTGTGTCTGGTTGAACAGAATAGTAGCGTCTTGCTTGGCTCGCTTCTCTGCGGTCTCTTCATCATAGCCGTAACGAAGATATTTCTTCTTCTTGGTCTGATACATAGAGTGTGCACCAATGGCAACAGTCAGTGCATCGACAAAGGCATTAGGAGACATACCGATACGCGAGGCGATTTCAACAGCGCGGTTCTGCCACATCTTCCAGTCCATTTCGCTCTTCATAAGTCTTGGGTCTCCTGCCATGCGGCTCTTCCAACGCTTCTCGAAGAGTGGAAGGTTTTCCATTGACCACTTCCAAGCTCCTATCGGATTGGCAATGTTTCCTGCAAGATATACAGGGCTGCTGTCAGAAAGATAAGCTGGCATAGAGAGGAACTGCTTTAATGCAGTGAACACTCTGAAACTAACCTTGGCTGCCGTTACGCCCTTCGCCACATTCACTGCGGCCTTGTCAAGGGCTGCGATTGGTGGGCGATAGGCTCCTGCGGCCATACTACACACATTGCGGAAATTCTTCCACAGAGTCTTGCCACCACCATAAACACTCGTCATGTTCATAACTTGATTGCGGAAACGCTTGTATGACAGCAAGGTGTTCAAGTCGCGGTTGAACTCTGCAAAGGATGCCCAACGTTCCATCTGCTGAATGTGGTCGAGTATAACGCTGAATGCGTCTGCACCCATCACGTCAAGGGCAAGATTGTTGCGTCTGCGCTTGATGATGCTACCGGTTGAGGTCGCTGGCAATGCGGTGTCGGTTGTATCGTCGGCTACGTCCACTTCTTCAATTCTCGCATTGGCAAGTATCTTCAAAGGGAAGTAGTTCTCAATCGCTGCCATTGAAGCACCGAACATGCGCTTATGCACCTCGTTGTACTCGTTGCGTTTTTCCACAAGGAACTCGTCCTGCATCCAGTCAGCAAGTTCCAAGAAACGAGGATCAACAAATTCTTTTATGTTCTCCACGTCTTCCTCTGTGATACCCATACGACGCAACTTCATGCGGCCGTCTGCCATCTTGTCAACCATATAGATATACAGAAGGTTGCCTTGTGTCAGTTCGTGTGCCTTCTGCTCGCCACCGTCCCAGAAGGTAACGGTCGCTTTTGGAAGGTTGCGCTCCAAAGAGAATAGGTCGCCCCATTTCATCTTCTTGTCGAATACTTCGCTAACCTTCTCGTCGAGCGTCTTCAAGGCGTTTTGATAACCGTTGTACTCCTTTTCGGTAGCCTCAACCCATCCACGCATATAGCGGTTCCACAAGTAGCCCTCACCGTTCACGCTTTTCTTTCCAAACATTCTCAGCATCTGGTCGAATGTGCCTAAAGGTGCAAGAACAAAGCGTACTATACTGTTATTGGCTATCTTCTGTGCCTTGCTTTCCTTATGATGCTCGTCGTTAGGTCTGCCGGTCATGTCGGAGTTGGCATTGTGATGGATGGTCTCAACGCGCTGCTTCTCTGCCTCACGCCATGCCTTGGCTCGCTCAACGCTGCCACCAAGAACACCGCCTACTTGCTCCACTATGCTGCGGTAGGCTTCGGCTCGCTCTATCTTATTCTGACGGATGGCATCGTTGGTTGACTCCACGTATTCACGGTAAGCATCGGCTTCCATCGTTCCGGCATCCAAGTCGGCCTTGGCTTCCTTAATGCTTTCACGAAGAGCCTTTTCCTCAGCCTTGCTTTCGGTAATGTCCTCTACAAACTGATGGGCAAGCAACAAACCGCTGTACTCGATGGCTGCTTCCTCGGCTACGGCATTGTCGTCACTACTCATACGATTGGTGCAGTCTGCAATACGCTCCTCTATGTTCTCCTTTGGTAAGGAAGTGGCTTTCCTAACCACCTGCGCTATACGCTGGCCTTCCGGGTCAAGCTGTCCTTGCACCTCAATACCTCGCGCGTCAACGCGGCTTCCACGGATGGAAAGGAGTTTGCCCAGCTGGTTAGCTCCCATGCGTAGTTGGTTGTCAACCATGATGTCCATAACTTTCTGAACGTAATCACTTACGTCCTGCTTGCCATGTACATTGTTCACGGCTGAGAGGATGCGCTTTGTCTCATACTTACTCAAATCATCGAGAAATCCGTTTTCAAGCAACACCTTTGCAAGGTCTGTTATGCTCTTGACAGTTGATAGGTCATACGCTCTCTGACGTGCCATTGCCTGACGCAACTTGTTAAGATTGCCACCGATGGCTCTCATTGCATCCTGCTTGGCTTGCCAGTTGTCGGCATTGGCTTGGCTTGCCTCAACCTTCATCTTAGTGATGGTTTCTTCAAGTCCCATATCACCGTCGCGGAACATAATGCCCTCATCTGCAACATTATTGTCTGAAAATTCGTTAATCTCAGACTTTGTTGCTAACTTTGCATCCGAAGATGTACCGGGAGCGACAGCCGTGCTCCCATAAGTGCCATCAACGGGAGCCTTGGTGGTGGCAGGTGCATCTTTATTATAAGCCGTCAGAACCCAGTTCTTGTCGGCTATTTTTATGCCCTTTTCTCTTACGTTACGACGTATCGTAACAAGGTAACCATCCTTCACCAATACAAGTTTGTCGGCATTAGAATGTCGTTCGTCAACCTCTCCTTTGTTTATGATGTCTTCTATGCGAGATACCAAATCCTTAACAGTAGGAAAGTCCTTGTCGTTGATATGCTTGTTCAGAATATGGCAGAGTCCGCCACCTTCATTACCCCAAACCATATCAATATCTCCTACATCATTTCTATGGAAAACACCAAGCAAATCTCCGCTTTCATGATTGACCAAGAATTTCACGGCTTGAAGAACTTTGCCCTTGAACTGGTTGTACACGCTTCCGAATGTACTGTGTCCTATTGGCTTTGGCTCACTGGATTTATTCTTACCATCACTGAACTTAGTATCACCGAAACCTGTCTTCCTGCGCATAACCTCAGTATCAGCGGCATCGAACACGTTAGGCTTACCACCATTCTTCTTACGCTTGTATGCCTCATGCAGAACAAACGCCCAGTCCTTATCACCCCACTTCCTCTTGCCGGGGATTTTCAATCCGTCCAACAATTTTTGTAGAGCCTTTTGGAGCATGGCTTTCAGTTTGCCCCAGAACGTAAGTTCTTCGGCACTCATCTTCTCGAAGCCTTTCTCACCGATACGTCCGGCAAGGTCGGCACCATATTCCTCTGTTGCATCACGCTTGAACTGCTCACGTTTCTTTCCGGCCTCGGCATGTGCTGCTGCCATATCTGCATAGTATGAAGCGTTGGCATCCTCACCATTGGCTACATGCTCCTTGCGTTTCTTCTCACGTATGCGGTCCACCTCGGCATCGTACATCTTCTGCGCCATGCGGTCAATGGTACCGCGTATCTCGTCCTTAGACACACGATAGAGTTCATCAAGGGCATTGTTCAGCTTAGCCTCATCAGGGAACAGCACGCGCAAACCATCGTGACCCACAACCTCATGCACAAACGTATTCTCAACGTCTGCCATGTTAGCATTGTTGGGAACAACAATAGTCACCTCGCCAGTCATAGGATTGAAGCTACCCTTCATTCTGCGCTGGCGCACGGAAGGTAATGCAGCCACTTCTTCCTCTGTACGGATGATGCGCACTGGAGTATGCAGACGTTCGGACAGTTCGGTCACTCTCTCGCTCATCGCACTTTCCATTGCTTCCTTCGGTTCGCCTACCCATTTGCCAGCCATCTTCGCATTGATGCGTGCTATGTCTTCGTTGCTGACGAATGGCGTGTGTCCTTCGCGTCCGGGGATAATATCGCGGCTCTCCCAGTTCTGCTTGTCGAGTGCAAGACTCTCCTCCGGTGTCAACTCCTTGCCGTCAAGTTCAAAGCGGTAACCCATCTTCTCCAACTCTCTGCGCACTTGTGGCACAAAGCGGTTGTAGTCACGGTGGGTCTTCAGCTCCTCACGCTTTCCCGGATGCTTCTTCCAGTACTCGTCAATGAGCTTCGCTTCCTCCTCACGGGTGAGCACCTTGTCTATCTTGCTCCAGCGTGAAAGATACAGCGTGCGGCCATTGTTCCACTGATGGGCACCGGTAGGCAACAGAGCATAGTCTGCGTGGAACGGCTCGTCTATCTCCGATTTCGGGATGAGGCTGCGTACCACAACAAGGTTAGGTCTCTTGTATGCCTCGCCAAACTGCGTGTTCAAAGGTGTTTCGATGGCATGGTCGTATGGGTCGTATGCTGCCCACAAGCCCTTGTCTTCGGGGTTCTTCTTCAGGAAGTACTGCAACTGTGCCTCCTTGGTCTTAGGCTTCACGAATTTCAAACCGTCATTGATCTGCAGCTCTGTACTCTTTTTGCCGTCAACCATGATGTAACCATTCTTGTTGAGTTCATCCAGCTTGCGCTGCTGCTCCTCGGTGAGTTCCACCTTTGGAGGTGCAGAATAGTTCCAACGTCTGCCTTCCAATGTTCTGCGCTCGCCTGTCTCGGCATCTGTAAATGCCATAGGTGAACCCAGTGCATCATCCTCAAAGGCTTGCACATTACGGTAAACAGGAACCAACTCAGTCTCCGACAAAGACTCCAGCTCCATTGCCTTAGGGTCGTCAGCATCAAGCAAACGGAACTTGGTCTTGTCTTCTGCGGCCTCATCCTCATCGTCTGCAACGACATCAGTAGCTGCGTCAACACTTGCGTCCATTTCGGCATACTTCTTCTCCTTTTCTGCCATTTCTACCTTCATGGCCTCGGAATATTCCTCAAACTGACGCTTGGCTTCTTCGAGTTCCTTTCCAAACTCAAACGGCTTACCTTCACGCTGCTTTAGTTGTTCTAACTCTGATTTGCCGTGCTGTACCATACGTGTAGCAATGTCGAACCGCTCGGCAAAGTCCCTACCTGTGATTACATTCTCGGTGATGTCCTCAACGGCATTGCGCAATAGCGACTGCTTTACAGGAACATTATTCAGACCAAGTTCAGGGCATGAGTAGCTCATTCTACGATGTATCTCGGCAAACAGCAGTCCGCCATTGTTCACAGTCTCTCGCGACATCTCTGTCTTGACAACAAAGTCGTAACCTCCCAATGACAAAGTAAGAGCATTTGTCTGGACGTTATTGCCGGGGTTCTCTTTCATCGCCTTTACTGCATCGAGGATTTTCTTGTTGTGTTCCTTGATGAAGTCAGCCATGGCATCAACCGAAGCAAATTTCAGTTTGCCAACAGTTATCTCTGTGAACTTGCCATCGGGGAATGCTTTTTGCACTGCAAGCAGCTGGGCGTTAGCTTCCTCTGCTCGTTGCTCTGCTGCCTTTATCTGTCCCTCCAACTTTGGCTTGGCATTGTGAATATAGGTTTGGTCGGCTTCCCACTGCTTCTTGCGGCTTTCGTACTTGCGCACATTCTTCTCCGCATTGTTTTTCAGCAGGGCGTATTCACTACCAGAGAGTTGAGCAACAGTGTCGCCGAACACATCTTCTTCCTCTTCAAGCACACGGTTATTCATGCTGTCCTGCATCAGTCGGTCACCCTCCATAACACTATCAGCAATCGCACCTTTGGTCTTCAATCGCTGATATGCAGTTACGTCAAGACTATCTTCCACACCAAAACGAAGCACACGGACTGGTTTATTCCATTGCTTGTGCAGATTGCCCTGTCGCAAGATGCGGCCGTTGCGTTGCGTGTAATCCATCGGACGGTTTGGCGCATCAAGGTGTATAAGGGTATGCAGACGTTCCTGTATATTTACACCAGTACCAAGGGTTGCAGTACTACCGAGAATAACACGCACCTCACCTCGGTTAACCTTGTCGAAGATTTCCAACTTCTTCTTGATGGTCATGCCGGGCTTCATTACGATAACCTCGCTTTCGGGAACACCCTGCTGGATGAGTTTCTTCTTGATGTCCTCATACAGGTTGAAACCGCTGCGCTTATTCTGGTAGTGGTCGGCAAAGATGGCTACAGTACCCTTGTAGTCGTCAGTCTCTTTCAACGAACGCAAGGTTTGGCGTACGGCCTCGTTAGTCTTACTCCTCGGATCATCCTCTGCGTGCATTTCCACAAGTCGGGCATCAACAGCGGCTCCTTGAGCAATACCATACATGGTGAGAGGTATGCTGCTGTTTTCCTTCTTCTCCTTGCCGCTCATTTGGTCAAAGCGTTCAAGTTCTTCACGCACATATTTCATCACACTGCGAAGAGCGCGTGTCTGTGGTAGATAGATGTCCTGCGCCTTGCCGCCCTCCATTTCTGGTATCTTCTTCACAAGTTCCGTCTGGTCTTTGGTCAGCACGGTGTCTGCTACCCCTGACCATATACGAACCAATTCGGGCAGGTTCACATATCCGGCAAAGCGGTTCACTTCCTTGAACTTGCCGCTTGTGTTGAACTCTGGCATCTGCTGTATATTGCCGAAGTTGCGCACAAAGTCGTCAAAGTAGTAGATACCGTATTCCTTCATGGTGTCCTTTGGCATGAGATAACGCATGAAAGTCCAAATCTCTGCTGCTGTATTACTGATAGGCGTACCAGTGGCGAAGATAACATTGCGACCGTTATTCTTCTCCAATATGGCTTGCGTCTTCAAGTACACTCCTTGCGACTTCTTACTGTATGATGGGTCAACGCCTTTCACACCGCGCTGCATGGCTGTTGCAAAACCGAGGTGTTTGTATTCGTGCGCCTCGTCAATGAGCAGGGCATCAATTCCCATATCATCAAAGTTCTCCACATCATCCGTGCGGCGATCGAGCATTTCCTGCGCCTTGACAGCTGCGTTCTGCTTGGCAACGGCTTTCTTCTTTTCATTGTTGGCTGTGCGCTTCTTTGAGATACCTTCTGACAATGCTGCCATTTCTGCTTGGAGGTCGGCCAATTCCTTTTCAGCACGCCTTGTTATAGGGTCTCTGCCGCTGGAGTCTGCCTCACGCATCTGTTCAAGCACAAGCATCTTTTCGTCTATCTTGTCCTGTACGAACTGCATCTGACGCTCGTCACTGTCGGGGATAAACTCAAAGGTACTCTGAGGTACAACTATCATATCCCAATCGTTGTACTTGATTTTTGCATAGAAATTCTTTCTACCTTCCGCATTGCGGTCATTATCTTCAAGCGTAAGTATCTTGGCATTTGGATAGAGTTCCTTAGCTGAAGCTGCAAATTGTCCTACGGTGGCATTCTGTACCACGATCATAGGCTTGCGTGCCGTACCGAGTCTGCGCATCTCCATTGCGGTGGAGATAAGGGTGAATGTCTTGCCGGTACCAACCTCATGGGCAAGCAACAACGGCTGCATTGTACCTCGTACAATGGCCTTACCTTGGTGTGAGCGCATCTTGAACTTGTGTGTTGCGCCACCGAAGTATTCAGGTACAAAGTCGTCAGGTATGCTCATAGGAACATAATTGTTGAAGCGGTCGTTATACTCTTGCTCCATGCGTGCTGACAAGTCCGCGTCACTCTGCATTTTTCCTCGCGCCCAGTCCTTGAAGTCCTGACGTATCTCGTCTATCTTGGCTGCACATGCTGCCGTAGCCTCACGGTCTGTGATGGTTTCCGTTGTGCCGTCATAATGCTTTTCCGTACGTGACACGATAATGCTTTTGTTCTGGATTGCGGCTGAAATGAGTTCATGGCCCATTATTGTTTTCTTAAGCATTTCACTCACAATACCCATTGCGCGGTTCTTCTCAACGTTCACACCATAGGTCGGGGCTTTCATAAACCATGTTCCACCAGCTGCTGTGAAATGCACGTCTATGTCGGTACGCTCTTTCACATACTCGTCATATAGTTTTGGGTCAAGCCATGACGAACCGAGCGTGAAGTCTATCAAGTGTGCAGGAATATTCATAGGAACCACATCCTGCAATGCCTTGATATTCTTGCTGTATTCGCCATTCTCATTGTTGGCCTCAGCTTGTTTCAGCTTCTCTCTCACGTTACCGCTCAGATACTGGAATGACACTTCCATCTGTCGTGTCGTAGGGTCTTCAAAGCCGAGTCCGCTGTCAATGATTTCACGCTTCACTTCCGCCTCGCTCTTTCCGAGCTGGCTTGCAATGTAAGGAACATCAATGCGTCCGTTCTTGAACATACTCACCACAACACCGTCCTTGACATTCTCAGGGTGCGGCTCGCTTTCCTTTTCCACGACACGGCCTTTCATCACGTCGGCCTTATCGTAGGTCTTGACAACGCCTCCCTTGCCGTCTCCTTGCTCCTTATATGTCTCCAATGAGAACACATTAGGATAGTCCACATCATTGCGCAACCATGCTAATTGGTTGTTTTTGTTGAAATGGCCGTAGGTATTGACAAAGGCATCGTATGCCTTGTTGAGTTTGGCAATCAATGGTTTCAGTCCTGCATCACTCTCGTTCTCTGTCTGGTACTGCATAACATCAGCCAATGCACTTTTGATGGCAGCATAAGCAGTGAAACACTCCTGCTTGGTGTGTCCCTTTATCTTCTTGTCGTTCACTTCAAGAGGATAGTAACCACCAAAGCTGGCCAAAACAATCTGGCCGTCTTTCATATACATTTCACCAAGTTTCTTGCCGTCCGCTGACGCATCAAGCACAAGTGAAACATCGTGGTGATCTGTAGTGGTCGCTTTGCTGCTATCTTCTTCAGTGAACGATTTAACGAAATCAACCAGCATCTTGCCTTGGTCTTTGCCGCTTACCGGGTAGAGTCCCTTACTCGTAGGTCTGAATGTATCACCTTCCTCAAAGGCAAAGCGCATTTCACCGGCCATATGGTCTGGGTGCTCGATGAAATACTTGTTGTAGTCCATGGAGAGTTGTTTGGCCTTGCGTGCGCCCGGTTCTTCATATTCGGCCGTGCGCTCACCGCTGATGCTGCTCACGTCAATGGCTTGTGCCGACTTCTGACCATTCACTCGCTTGCGGATAACGATGATGTCCGACGTGACGGTTGTACCGCCAAAGGTCTTGTTATTCATGCGGAATGCTCCGATGAAGTCCGAACCTCCCTCGTTCACAACCCAGTCGCGCAAAGCCTTGCTGTTATCGAGTGTGCCGTTTGAAGAAATGAAGATACCCAATCCACCCTCACGCAACTTACGCACATTCTTGGCTATACAGAAGTCGTGGATATTGTGGAACTTCTTAGAAAGGTCACTGTCGCCTGTGATGTCATTCACACGCAACCCGGTAACGAAAGGTACATTGGTAATAGCCAAATCCACACTGCCATTAGGTATGCGTGTCTGCTCAAAACCTTGTATCTGCACCTTGGCATCGGGATAGAGCAATGAGAGAATGCCGCCAGATGTGCCGTCTATCTCAATGGCCTGAATGTTACTGCGCTCGCTTACCATTGTAGGCATCTGACCCAAAATATTGCCAATACCTGCAGAACCCTCCAAGATGTTACCACCCTTGAAACCAAGCTGATTTGCAATGTCCCAAAGTGTATCAACAACGTATGCAGGGGTGTAGTAGGCACTGTTAGCACTCATAACGGCTTGCTCGTAGGCTTCTTCTCCAAGCAACTCACGTATTTTCTTGTTACGCTCACGCTGTTTCCAGTCATAGCCTCCGTCGCTGAAAGCGGCTCCAAGACCACCCCAACCACTGAACTGTCTAAGCACACTCATCTGCTCGGGAGTGGCAGTCTCACCGCTCTCAAGTAATTCATGCGCCAACTCAATAGCCTTGATGTTTGCCTCAATTCTTCCATTTACCGAAGTAGGGGCATGGTCTGCGCCACGCTCTGAATGGTTGTTGCGTGTATTCTTCGGCTGGGTCAGTCCATGAAGTCCAGCGGACACAGCCCTATCTTTGCCAGTGCTTTGTCCTCCTCGTCCTCCGTCAGGTCTTCCACCTTCTTGTGCAGCTGTTTTGCGAGGGCTTCCTTGGCTTTCTCGTAGTCCTTGCTGTTGTCCACTATTGTCGGCTGGCATTGTTTCGGTGCGTACCGCTTCATCATTTCCTTGTAATCCATTGTCTAATGTATTATCAAACAGCCCGGCAAACAAATCACCTACAGGCTGCTCTGGTTTAACTTTCTTAGTTGCATTTTTCTTGGATGCAGGCTTTGGCTTGTCTGCTGGTTCCTCTGATGATGTTGGCTGAACGCCGCCATCCTTGGCACGTCTCGCCACCTCTGCCTTGATATGGGTGCCCATATCCTTGTCGTCGCCATACTCCTTGTCGAGTTCCGACAATTTCTTGTCTGAAATTTTAGGGAGCAACGTGTTGAGGCTCTCGATCTTCGACTTCATTGAATGGTCAGTCATGCCCGGATTGAGAATGTCAACAACATGGAGCTGTATGGCAGTGTCTTCTGGCAATGCCGCAACGGCATCCTCGTTAATACCATCCTCGTAGAAGTCGCCATCGGCTTCATGCTTCGGCTCGGCTGACTCGCTCGGCTTATGACGCAACTGGTCCGGATGAGCATTAACCCACATGACAGGAGCAAGGCCGGTGTCAATGCGGATGCCGCCCTCATCGTTAGGCTGCACTACAACTGCATCAGTCCATGTGCGGCCACCATCGGTTGAATACTGCACCTTGTCACCTGCTGCATACTCTCCTTCATTGGTCACGCCACTACCTATAAGATATTTGTAGGCTTCACGCTGCACCTGTTTCAGAAGGTCAGAATACGTAACATTGCTGTCAACGAAGACATTTCTACCGTAGCGGTCATTGCCGGTGCCTTCAGGATGGTCAACACGGAACATGATGTGAGTAACTTCAAGGTCGCTGCCTCCAAAGCCATCTACACCCTTGGCTGCTCTTGGCTCAACGCCTATTGTCAGATACAGCTCGCGTCCTTCTTCTAATGGCAGGTGTATAGACACATCACCTCCAATAGGGGAAATGTTGGAAACTGCAAGTGGCTTTTTCTTACGATTGCCTTTCTTATCCGTCTGCTTTGAGTGAGAAGCCTCATAGTGGCTAAGGTTCAAATCAGAAATCAACTGGCTTGCAAGGTTGGCTGCATCCTTGACGGCCTTCTTCTCGGCATTACGCATGTAGCCGTATGCCTCGTTGTAGTCCTTCTCCACCTCGTCAGCCTCATAGTAGCCAAGCAGGGCAAGCTGCTCATTTACCTTGTCGAGGGTTTCATCTACTCGCTCTGCTGCTCCGGTGAGGGCTTGCTCGTCGCTTGAAGTTTCTGCGAGAGCCGTTGCTTCGCTTGCAACAGACTTTGCTTCTGCTGCAACAGCATCTGTATTTGCTGCTGTCTGCTTTTCGGTTTCTTTTCGTTGCTCATTTCTTGTTGCCTTTAATTCATTGTTTGCTTTTTCTGCGGCCACTTGTGCCTTGCCTTCCTCAACTATCATGTTGGCTTGTGCCATTACGTCCTTGGTAGGCTTGTCGAAATTCTCCACGTCAAAGGCTTTTACCTCTTCGTATGGAGTGAGGGCGTATTTGTCATAGCCGGGAACATACTCCAGCCCTCCATAGAAAGCCTTTAACCAAGGGCGTACCTTGTCGCCCAATGCCTTAACCATCATGGAGGCATAGTTGCCAAACGACTCATTGCCACGCTCAACCATGGCCATGGCCAGACGCTGACCGACTGACATGAGCTTCTGACGCTGCTCTGCGGTCAGTTCGTCCGGATCACGGAACTTAAACCCGGCATCGCCCTCGTCGTCACCAATACCGAGAATATCACGAATGTCATTCATCAATCCGTTCATTTCCTCGTCACTGACCTCATACTTAGGCTTCTCCGGCTCTATTGGTTCTTCTGTTGGCACGCTCTCTACGCGGTTTGCAGGTTTCTTGCTTGCGGTCTTCTTACTTGTCGTTGGCTTCTTCGGCTCCACGGCATCGCGAAGTTCCTGCGCTGTCATTGGCTGGTTGTCTGCAACAGCTTCCTCATTACCAACCATTTCAGCGGCCTTGCGTGCGTCCTCTTCACTACGGAACATCCAGCCACCGCTCTCACGATCCTTCCAACCGCGTGCAGGGGCAAAGCGTCCCTCACCTGTCCGTTCTTTGGCAAACTCCTTGACGGCACGTTCTTGGTCGGCTGTTAAGTCATGGTCAAAGGTAAGGAGAGAAACATCGCTCGTCTTGCCCTTCTTATTGGTGTAGGTTGAAGGAGTGATGGAATAGCCGGCTTCTTCTGGTGTATTGATTTCCACAACGTCCTTCTTCACCGACGAGTACTCGCCAAAAGGCTTTGTCTTCCTCTTGCTCGACTCTATCCACTTTTCAAAGTCTTCGAGGTTCACGCCGGTAATGTCAATTCTGCGGCCATTCTCCCAGCCCTGCTCGTAATTGGCAAGGTAGTCGCCCTTAGCCTCGTCTTGATCATTGAAGCCAAGCATAACCTTGTGCTCGTCAAAGCTGCCGTCGGGGTTGTACTGGTCAACAACGAACACCTTGCGTCCGTTCCAACCGTCAATATCATTGGAGAGGAACACGTCAATGTGGTCTCCGTCAACACCCACTGCGCCACGAATGTAGCCGTAAGTGTTGTTCATCTTGCTTTCCCACTGCTTGCCGTCAGCATCAGTGCCCTTACGCACGCTGCCCTGCGGCTGCTCAATGGTGATGTCGAACGTACCGACTTGCACATGTCCCTTCTTATAGTTGCCGGCTTCCTTCTGTGCCTCGGTGGGGTCGGTGTTCACTTCGGCTGAGGCTGCTTCAATCTTGGCAGACAACGGCTGCTCATTGCCGTCAATATAGTTGGCTACTTCGTAGAGGTCGCCAAACTGCTTGCCGTCAATCTCATAATAGGTTCCGGGATAATTCTTGCTCTTGTCAGGAGCGTCAACCTTGATAACTTCCTTGCCATCAACGAACATACGGTGCTTGTAGATTTCTCCATATTCGCTTGGTTCCGTCCACTCGTCTTCTGTGTCGGTGATGCGCTCGCTCAGTTTTTCTTCGGCTTCCTTCGCTAATGCGTCTGCATCGGCTTCGTTACCCTTAACTGGTTCTTCACTGGCTACGACTGGCTGTTGAGGCTCTGCATCGCTCCCAGCAACAACCGTAGCTTGTTCGCTTGCCTCGTCTCCTCCAGCTGGCTCTGCGGCTTCTGCTCTCCGTTTGCGTTCTGCAACGGCTGCGTCGATGAGGGCTTGTTGTTCTTTTGGTGTAGCATTTCTGAAATATTCGTTTACTTTTTTGAGAATTTCTTCCTTGGAGGTCACGTCTCCGCTGAACATGTCTATCTGACCTGCAGCAGATGATGCAGCCTCGTTATTGTATGTAGAGATCACGGCATGAGTGCCGACGGCCTCTTGCTCGGCTGCTTTCTCAGCGGCAATGCGCTTGTCTTCCTCCAGACGTGCAACGGCTTCGGCGTGTAGCTTTTCCTCGCGAACCTTGCGCTCTGCCTCCTGCTGCTCACGGATAGCACGCTTTCTGTCATTCATAAGGGAGTTGATGCGCGACCATGCGTTCAAATTCTCTTCGGCTGCGGCTACTTGGGCGTTATACTCTTCCATGGCGGTGTTGTAGTTGGCCTCTGCTTCCTGCTGCGCCTTTACCATTGCCATTGGTGAACCTTTCAGAGAAGGAGCTTTCTTAGTGGGTTCCTTCTTCTTCAACGCTTCAAGTGCCTTAGTCGCCTGTTCTACTTGCGCTCTCACGATGGCAGTAGTATTTTCATCATTGCCTCCGGTAACCTCGTTGAGAGCGTCAAGGGCTGTCTCGCGGTCTGCCTTCTCAAACATAGGTTCACCGGTTTCCTCGTTGATGGGTACACGCTCCAATGCGGTAGGCTGGCGGTTTGCCTCCTCTTCCTTGCGTTGCTGTTTCTGCTCCAACATCTGTTGGTTGTGCTGTTGCAACTGCTCAATCTGCTCTTGCGGAAGAGATACACCGTTTTTGCCTTGTGTTGCTTCATCGAAAGCACCTCGGGCATACTGATGCAACTGCTCGTCAGTCATGGGCTGTTGTACATTCTCGCCCTCATTCTGTACATTTTCGGGCGTTTCGGGTACGCTTTCCTCCAAATTTGGTACACTTTCCCCATTCTCTGTACCACGAAGTATGGCTTCATGCTCGGCTTGAATGTTTGCGTATGCCTCATCGAGTTCTGTCTGAGGGTCGATGGCCTCACCAAGAGAGAACAGCTGGTCCGGGCTGGCAAACTTATACTCGCCAGTCTCTGCATCACATATAACAATACTCTGATCCGAATTGCGCACGTCAATGCCCGAACCATCGGGGAGCATCACGACATTGCCCTTGACAACGTACACCGGCTTGTCGTCAACCTTCATGGTTGCAGGCTGAACAACGCCCATATCCTTATGGGTGTGTCGCTCCACATTGGCTTCAACCTCCTTGCGCTTGCCGTCGGCGGCTTCATTGGAAGCGTCCATAACGCCCTCCATTGCTGCCTTGGCATTGACATAGTAGAGTACTGCGTCCTGCTGGTCTTCGCTCAGTTCCGGATTGTTGATAAGCGGCCAAGGGTCTTCGTTTATTTCTGCAATGCGCATTTCAGCGTCAGCACCGAAGGCATCCTCACACATCTGGTAAGCCTCCTGCATACGCAAAGTAATGGCATCTACCTCGGCCTTAGCGTCGGTATCGCCTTTCTCCACCTTATCCCAAAGCAGACGTGCTTGGTCGTATGCGGCTGCGGCGGCAGACTCTGCCTCCGACATAGGCTGCTCTGCCTCTGCGCTGGCTCCGGCCTCCTCGCTCTTCTGTTCAGGGAACAAACGCTTGATATAGTCTTCTACGGCTACTTGCTCCTCTTCGGTGCGGTTCTTCGGCTCCTTGCGTAGTGTAGCGTCAACGTCCACGCCGGTTTCCTCCTTGATTGATGCGCGGATGGCTTCCGGACGTTCACCGTCTGCCATTGACTTATTGGCTTCTATGGCGCGGTCTATATCCTCAACCATCTTGCCATAGGCCGCAATAGCATCCTTGTCGCCCTCCTTCACAGCCTTGTAGTTGCGCATGACAGTGGCAAAGTCGGCACCGGGTGCAACAGACTCAACAGCGGCTTGCACAACCTTGGCATTGGCGGCTGCTTCCTTGTAGCGTTCACCAACGTCCACACTGTTAAGCTCTGCCTGACGCATGATGTTGGCCTCCTCCTTCTTTGCCTCTTCCTCGGTCTTGAAGTGACGGCTCGTTACAACCTCACCTTGTGCGGTCATAGCCTGTACTGTCACGCCGTTCGCATCCTTATTGGTTGTATAACCAGTGACGGTGCCCATCGGCAACATACGTCCAGTGAGGATATAATATGCCTTCGCTCTTGCGCTCTGACTGACGTTTGGGTCCTGCATGAGGCGTTCCATAGCTTCGTAGCCGTCAAACTCCGGATTGCTCACACGCTTGGCCTCTGCATGTTGGTAGTCAACGTCAAAGGTCATGATCTTGCCGTCCGTCATGGTCGGCTTGGCTTTTGGCTTGGTCGGCTGCTTAGGTGTACGAGTGAAGAGTGATGCAAGGTCACCATAACCGTTACGCTGAAGTTCCTCACGTTCCTCCTTTGTGAAGTCGAGGTCACGCGGACTTGCATCCATGCGTTTACGTAATCTCTCAGCAAAACTTCTTCGGTTGTGGTTGCGCTCCTCCATGGTCTTAGGCTCAGCTATAGGACGAAGACCGGCAATAACCTGCGGTGCCGACTTGATGCCGTGGCTTACCTTGAAGCCAATCATCATAGCCATGTTGTCCGTCCAGATGTCCATTGCCTTGCGCTTTCTTGGGTCGTCGTCTGCTAACTGTGCGTTCTCGATCCATTCGGGAGTGGCAAAAATAGTTCCCTCGGCAACAGTAGAGGTCATAAGCTCTCCTGCACGGATGCCCACCTTGCCAGCCGTGCTCTCGGTGGCCTTCACCAACTTGTCAGACACATTGCCCAACACTGGAGATAGGGTACCGGTAACCGAACCGAGCAACATGCCGTGCCCGGTCGCCTTCAACATGTCGCCAGCTGAAAACTCATACTCGCCAGTTTCCGGGTTCAATGTTCCGCCCAGCCTCATCTGCTGCTGCATGTTCTTCAAGCCCTCGAATGTACCGAAGTTGGCAGAACCTGCGGCCACTCCTGCAACCATACGTCCGGCAAGTGTACGACCGACGTAACGCTCTGCAGCTTCCTTGCTTGCGCCTTTAAGTGCCATCTTGCCACTCAGTTTCAAGGCTTGTTTACCTGCAAAGCTACCAACACCACCCGAAATATAGGTAGTCGGGTCAATAGCCATATTCAAAACGGTACCAGTGATGTCGAGCGCACGATGATCTGTGCCATATCTGCTCATCGCGTCCATGTCGGCGGCCTCTGTTCCGATGGAGTGGGAGAATAGACGTGCTGCCATGTTGTCGGCCATCGTCTGTGAGAAGAACGGCTGGTCTGCAACCTTGCGAAGAAGGAACTCCGTCTTACTCTTAGGCATTCGTGCTTGCACTGCACGCTCATAAGTAGCGTGGTACACCTCGCCTTGCAGGGCTTCCTTTGCAGCTTGAGACACCGTTCTTCCTTTCAGCTCCGACGGATGCTCGCGGAAATAGCGGCTGTAGTTCAGCATCTGATTATCCTTATACTCCTGTGGCATATTCTGCAACACAGACTGCGCCATCTTCTCCAGATTGAACGTGTCCTGACGCTTGGCTGCTCGTTTGATGTCGCGCAAAGTCTCGTCACCTCGTCGCAATGGCATACCATCGGGACCAAGAGGAGTGATAGATTTCTTCAACCTATCCCAGAAACTGCCACCTTCAGCACGTTCCATATCCTTGCGGTACGCCTCATCAGCCGCTCTGTCCTCGGCTTCGGCACGCTGCCACTCGTCCTCGATTGCTTTGCGCATAGGAGCCTCATAGTCCAGCTGCGCCTGTTTGCGAACGTCCTCGGGCTTGTTAGGGTCAAGTCCGTTCTCCTTCATGCGGTCTTGGAACTGGTGGGCGAGACGTGCCGTTCTTGCCTCATACTCGGCTTGGTTGGCCTCTATAAGTGATGTAGTGAGCGTACCGTCAGGCAATACCCACTGGGTTTTTGCCTTGCCGTTCTCATATTTCACTCCGTATGGCTGAGGCGACTGCTCGCTCTGCACCGGCTTCTGCTGACTGCCGCCGCGTGCGCCACTACTTGCTGGAGCCGGGGATGCGGTGTTGAAGCCGACGACATGAGTAGGAGTGCCAGCCATACGAGCTTGGAACTCTCCAAGTCTGCGTCGCTCGCGTCCTTTCTGTGTCAACGGCTCCATCATGCGGCCAATCTTGGCATTGGTGTTGGCAATGCCCTGCTGCACCTGCTGCTTCATTTGGCCCATCTGCAAGCTCATGCGGATTTTGTCCTGCTCCGTCATAGGCGTGCCCTTCGGCTTCTGCTGCTTTGGCTGTTCCGGGGATGCCGAAACGGCTGAGGCTGGCTTCCGCTGTCCAGAAGATGGGGTTTCCCTCTTGGGTGCCGGTGCCGCCTTGGCAAAACCGATGTTACTCTCAAATTCTGCGTACGGCTCCATATCGTAGCCGTCTTTCACCAATGCGTCATAAGCGGCTTTTCGCTTCTTGGGGTCTTTAAGGTTCTCACGGAACTGTGCCTCTGGCTCCATGGCGTATCCGTCCTTGACGAACGTATCGTATAGGTTCTTTACCTTGTCATTTGGATTTGGCATATTCGTTTGTTTTTATTTTGTTGGACTTTTTTTTCCACCACCACTTCCTGTCGGGCTTGGTCTACCTGCATAGCCACTTTTCTTCTTGTAGGTAGTAGTGGACTTGCCGTTGATCTCACTGTCAGTCGTAGAGGTAACATCTTGGTACTCAAACGTTCTATGTTGCTTGGCAAATGCCTCCGCAGCTGCTGCCGTTCTGAACTTGTGTTCGCGTCCATTCTCGTCCCATGCACTGAACTCGTCGTTGTTGGAGCGGTCGTGCGCTCTTGCCGAAGCATAATGGTCTGTAGCCGCTGCCCGGCTTGATGCAGCCGACGCTCTCTGTGCCTCACCTCGTGCCTTTTCGGTATCAACCTTTGCCTTGTAGAGATCAGGAGCATTGTCCGCTTCTGCCTTGGCGGTAACAGCCTCCTGTTCGGCTTTAGTAGCCTTACCAGCTTGCTCACGCTGCTTGTCGGGCTGCAATGCCGCAAGCCATCCGTGCTCTTCTTGCTCACGCTGTGCCTTCTCTCTTGCTAACTTAGCACGTTCCTGCTGTGCTTCCATTTCTCGCAAGGTCTTGGCTCGTTCATTCTGTGCGTCACCGATTTTGAGTGAATACTGGAGGTATTTGTCCGCGTTGGCTTGTCGTTCAGCTTTCAGCTTCTCCAGTTTCTCCTGCAATGGCGTGAGCTGGCTTGCCTCCTTGTGGTCATACATGTTAGGAGCACCGCGAGTAGTGAAGAAAAGGTTGCTCAACGCTTGCAGACCGTCGCTGACAGCTGAAACAATCTTCGCTGACTTCTCCCTACGTTCTCTCTTCTTGCGTTCCTCCTCAGTTTCCGGCTTCACGCGGTTAGCGGCTTCCTGCAAGGCTGCTATCTGCTGATCGTAGCCCATCGTGTCGTTGTGTGGCGACACACCTGCTGGCTTATCGGCAGGTGGTGCCACGTCAGTCTTTGGTGGTTCCTTCGACTCCGACGGCTCCGGCGCATTGCCTCCGCTGTTCTGCTCGTACTGTTCCTGCTGTTCTTCTGTCCAATTACTCATGTCGCATGTTTTTAGAAGGCTCCAGCAATCCCTGCACCTGCTTTGGCTACGCCCTGCACGGCTTGACTGATGGCTTGTGCCTTGTTAATCTCCAAATTGTTCAACGCTTCGTTGATCTGCGAGTCGCGCTGCTGATAGGTCTGCTCAATCTGGTCTTTGCGGTTCTCCGCATTGACAGCTATCTGCGACGTTGCATCGGCCAATGCTTGTGCGTTCGCGGCCTTGGCTGCTGCTGTGCTCTCGTCAGTACCACCCATCACGGCTTGGGCACCTGCCGCCTGTCGGTTGCGGTTCCTGATGCTCTCCTCCGTTTGGGTAAGTATGCGCTGAGCGTCCGCCCTCTGCGTCGCATCCTCGTTATAACGACGGTCATACCAGTTCTGGTTGGCCTCCTTCTGTGCTTGGAGGTTCTTCTTCACTCGTCTCATCGCTTTGCTTGCGCTGATGCCGCCAAAGATGCTGCCGGCTGCTCCGAGTGCGCCTCCTGCTATGCTACCAATTAGTCCCATATCTTTTTATGTTTCAAAAGTTATAATTCGTGCGCTAAATTAGTAATGTATCTTTGCCCGGTACTTTTAACTTTTGCGCCAACGGCGCAACACAAAACATAATCAATATGAAGGGAATGAAGACCGGTGGCCGGAAAAAGGGCACACCAAACAAGGAGAACCCGATTAAAGGGTTCATCAAAACACATTCCTTGGCATACTTCGAACCCAAGGAAATAGTTGGCGACGACGGTAAGAAGCGCACAATGTCAGACTTCGATTGCGACATGATGATGCTTGCGCCTGACGATCGCGTAAACGCCGAGCTGCGCTTGCTGGAGTTCCATACGCCAAAGATGAAGGCTATCGACGTTGACATGAACGCACACGTCAGCGTACGCACAATCGAAGACAAGCTGCGCGTCCTTTGTGGCGAGGAAGAAGATGATGACGACGACGAGGACGATTAAGCCAGTCTCTATTTCATCTACTTTTAGACCGACTCATTTTGTTTACTCATAGTTTTTTAGGCTTCGACCTGTCCGTGAGGATGGGTCGTTTTTGTTTTCATGCTCTTCAATAAAAACCCCTATGGGGTTATTAAAAACGCGAAACAAAAACCCCAATGGGGTTATTTATAAAACCCCTTACCCGTTTTTTTAACTGCATGAAAATCAACCGTAAATAAACCCCTCGACAACTACATAATTTTCCAAGTAATCAACGACTTAAAACAGAAAACTCCACTGAAACGAATTGTAAAGAACATGCTTAAACCCTAATGAACTATGACAAAAAGCGAAAAACATAAAATGCCGTTATTCGTTGATATTTAAGACGTTACAGCGAATAAAAACCCCTATGGGGTTATTTTAGAAACCCCTAAGGGGTTTTTCAAAAGAAGAAAACTCGAAACAAATAATATCCCCTATGGGGTTTTCCTCGCGCGCGCGTATAGATATAACGAATGTTATATAAACATAAAGGATAAAGGAATATAGATATATATTATACTCCTTACGTCGTATAATACGACAACAACGACGACAAAAAGACTTCGAGTTTGAAGTTCTTTTTTTACTTTCTGAGATACTACAAAATGAAAATGTCCGACCTTGCAATTGCAAAGCCGGACAAAAATTAAAAGCCCTTACCTTTGGTGCGTTCATACACCGCCTCACGTTCCGTGTCAACGTTTTTAATTCTGAATTGAACTGCACATCTTTCCGGGATGCTGTCCGGCAGCTTCGCCGCCAGCCGTGATATTATCTCGTCAATGTTGCTGAAGCCAATGTCGCTCACCTCGGCCAGAACCTCACCACGGAAGTAGGCCCGGGCATAAATCATGTACTTCGGTGCTATGCGGAACAAAGCGTCCTTCCGTTCGTCAACGTCTCGCGCCATTCCCTGCTTGCTCCTGCGTGTGCTGAAGAAGATGAAGTCAATCACTTTAGCGTTGAGATCCCACGCCGGTGTGAAGTCCAACTTGATATAACCTCGTGTGATGGTGCGCCCATGAGAGTGGTTCATGGCAAATGCAACCTCGTCAATGGATGCTTTGCAGTCGTTCTGCGCCACTGTTCCCCATGTGTGCCGGAACGTGTATGCCTTGTACTGCTTCGCTTTCGGGATGCCCATACTCTCACAAACCATCTTGATGCCTTTGTTCACACAAGCACAGAAAGAGTCACTGTCACAAAACCTTTCATGGAAGTTGAAGAAGTACTTGTCGTTTGGATCGTGCGATTTGTACTTCTCCACCAATGGCTGGATAACCGGCTCCACGCGCATCTCGATATACGCATCATCCGAGCGTACCTTCTTCGTCTTCGCCCTGTTGTAGCATAATATTCCGTTGTGATAGCCGTCCCTTGGCATTTCGAACAGGTCAACCGTGTTGATACCTGCAAGGCAAAGTATCATCTTGGCCACGTCACGCCCAATCTCTGGCACCGGGTCAATGAACTTCGTTTCCGGCAATGGTGCAGCAAAGAACAGTCGGCATTCCTCCGGGCTGATGGCAATCTTTGTCGAGCGGTCCGCCTGTGGTATCTTCACCTTGCCCCAAGGGTTCGTCCTGATACGGATGATGCCGTTGTCATAGTCGTTGTATTCCTTGATGGCAGCTCTGAACACTTGCCTTATGCACACAGGGTACATTTCCTTTGCCCTGTGCGTCTGCTCCAACGTAGCTATCCATCGGTTCACGAATGTCGATGTCAGCTGTCCGAACATAAGCCTGTTGGTACCTGCAAACCTCTCCATGTGCTGCAACGCCAGTTTGTAGTTCTTGGCGTTCCGCACCTGTCCGTTGTCAATCATACGGTCTATGTGAAGTGCAGCATAGTCAGAGAAGCACAAGTCCTCGTCCTCCTTGGTCACATACTCGATTATCTGCCTGACCGTCCACCTTGTGCAGTCCACCCTGTTAAGCAGCTCACTAAACCTCAATATGCGCCTTGCGCAATATTCCGTCACAAATGGGTCGGTAATATTCCCTTCTCGATCAAGCTGTTTCTTGGTAACAACCTTGTCTGTCTTGATGTAGCCGGGTTTGCGGTTCTGCATCACCCGGATGTACACTTGGTAGAAGCCGTCCTTTCGTGGCGTTCTTACCGTTGCTTTGAATAGAGCCATAATTTCAATTCTATTTTGTTGTTCATCAAAAATCGTTTGTAAGCACTTGTAAGCACGACCACCAAAGTTTGTGTCAGTTTTTGTAAGCAAAGCCTACAAATTCTGCATGATTAGTGTGCAGAACGTGCAGACCCACCAAAAACAATTTAGGCGGCAAGCCTCTTTATTATCAGAGACTTACCGCCTAACTCGTTAGTTACGAGGGCTTATCTTATTATTCCTCTACAGCAGCCTGCGCCGCTGCCAATCTTGCGATAGGCACACGGAATGGAGAACATGAAGCATAGTTCATACCAATCTTTGCACAGAACTTAACAGAACTTGGCTCACCACCATGCTCACCACAGATACCACAACGGAGACTTGGGCGAACAGCGCGACCCTTTTCAACTGCCATTTCGATGAGCTGACCAACACCATTCTGGTCGAGAACCTGGAATGGGTCTACCTTCAAGATCTTCTTCTCCAAGTATACAGGCAAGAAGCTTGCGATGTCGTCACGGCTGTAGCCGAATGTCATCTGTGTAAGGTCGTTGGTACCGAATGAGAAGTACTCAGCCTCAGTAGCAATCTTATCAGCTGTGAGGGCTGCACGTGGAATCTCAATCATAGTACCGATTTCGAACTGGATTTCGATGCCATACTCTGCGAATACTTCCTTAGCAGTCTTCTGGATAATTTCCTTCTGCTGCTTAAACTCATAGAGAATACCGATAAGAGGAACCATGATCTCAGGCATTGGGTTCTTGCCTTCCTTCTTAAGTTCGCAAGCTGCAGAAAGGATAGCGCGAGTCTGCATAGCTGTAATCTCAGGGAATGTGATACCCAAACGGCAACCACGGTGACCGAGCATAGGGTTGTTTTCAGCCAAAGAAGCTACACGACGCTTGATAGTAGCTACGTCTACGCCCATCTGCTTAGCCATAACTTCCTGACCAGCAAGATCGTGAGGTACGAACTCGTGGAGAGGTGGGTCGAGCAAGCGGATGTTTACTGGGCAACCATCCATAGCCTCGAGGATACCCTTGAAGTCAGCCTTCTGATATGGCAACAACTTAGCCAAAGCCTTCTCACGTCCCTCTACTGTATCAGCGAGAATCATCTCACGCATAGCAACAATCTTCTTGTCCTCGAAGAACATGTGCTCAGTACGTGTAAGACCAATACCCTTAGCACCGAAAGCGCGAGCCACCTGTGCATCGTGTGGAGTATCAGCATTTGTGCGAACCTGAAGCTTGGTGTACTTGTCGCAGAGGTCCATCAACTCCTTAAAGTCACCGCTGAGCTCAGCAGCCTTTGTAGGAACCTCGCCAGCATAAACCTGACCTGTAGAACCATTCAATGAGATGTAGTCACCTTCTTTATATACAGTACCGTCGATTTCTACGGTCTTTGCCTTATAGTCAACATTGATGCCGCCAGCACCCGAAACGCAGCACTTACCCATACCACGTGCAACAACGGCAGCGTGAGATGTCATACCACCACGTGCTGTGAGGATACCCTCTGCAGAAGCCATACCTGCCAAATCCTCAGGACTTGTCTCGATACGAACCATGATAACCTGGTGACCATCAGCATGCCAAGCCTGAGCGTCGTCAGCGTGGAACACGATCTGACCGCAAGCAGCACCTGGAGATGCAGGCAATCCCTGTGTGATAACCTTTGCCTGGAGCAAAGCCTTCTTGTCGAATACAGGGTGGAGAAGTTCGTCGAGCTTCTGTGGCTCGCAACGCATGATAGCTGTCTTCTCGTCGATCATACCCTCGTGGAGAAGATCCATAGCGATCTTAACCATAGCAGTACCAGTACGCTTACCATTACGAGTCTGGAGGAACCATAGCTTACCTTCCTGTACGGTGAACTCCATATCCTGCATATCGTGAT